TACGCTATACTCTCAGCAGATACCCTTTTTGGTGAACGTGGCGAAGTTTACGGGGCAGATAGCGGCTGATAACAAGAAACTGCGGTCAGATTACACGGAAGTGACCAAACGCGTAGGGAAGGTGGAGACGGACGTAAACGGAATCCCTATCAAGACGCAGGGCGAGCTGACGAAATACACATCAACGATTGAGCAGACGGCCCGTGAAATATCGCTGAAGGTGACGGAGGAGACGGTGAACATGGCACGTAACTGCATCGTGGGTTCGGCGCTGAGGGAGTATGACAGCATAACGCCCATCAACGACACGAAAAGGGTGAGGATAATGCCAGGCGGTGTCGGCGGAACAAACTACGCGCAATGTCTGTCCATAGGCGCTACGACGACAACGTGGACAGGTCTGTACTTTAAGGATGTCCGTGTGAAGCCGGAAACAAAATATACCTTTAGCATCTGGATGAGAATGACGGCGAAGCCTGACAACGGCAGCTATGTTTCTATCCGAACTTACAACAACCACGTGACGGGGCAGGAAGTGACACGGGTGGTCTTCCCCGATTCGCAGACGCTGCACGTCTGGACGCTGTATAAGGTGACAGTGGACGTACCGGCAGGATGTCTGAGATTGATTATAGAGGCGGCAGTGAGAAACAACGGCGGCATCGACCTATGCCGTCCGATGCTTGAGGAAGGGGAGGAATATCAGGGCTGGAGTCTGTCGCCTGACGATACGACAATAGAAGAAGTGATGCAAGCGACGGGTTTTGACATCAAGAACGGCATCATCAAGGCTACGGCGGACACGTTTGAGGTGCAGGACAACAGCGGAAACGTGACGGCGAGGATAACGGAGGACGGATTCTTTGCGGGTTCGGTTTATGCGACGAACGGCTATTTCGACGGTCTTGTCCGCAATCAGAAGCGTATCATCACGAAGGACAACTTTTTGGAATACTTTGAGAAGGACACGTATTCCGTCATAGACGATGCGTACAAACCTATATGGGACAGGATAGGCTCGAATTTTGTCATACGGTCGACTCCAATTGCGAGCGACGGTGAGGAAATGTATCTGCAATGTGTGCTCCCTACAGCGTATTCTCTCGCAAATCCATACACGGACGGACGCTACGAGCGGGCACGTGAGGTGGTGGGCAACACCATCATCATCCGCTGCGAAAACGAGCAGGGCATCGTGCTCTACGGAACGTCAAGAACGACTCCGAACAATGGCGATGCAATTAGCACTCCATACATACTCAAGAACGGCTACATAGCATATCTGACATGCAAAGTAAAGAACGTGGGCAGTAACTTGGAAGAGACCGAGTATGAGATGATCTATTGGGAGAGAGTGGTAAGAAAGGCGCTGCCATAGGATGGGAAGACGGGCCTCACTGGGCCTTTCTGGGCCTCTTTAAGGAACTGCTAAATAATAAATAATAAACAATAAATAATAAGCTGGAAAATGAAGAAGATTGTTAGAGGCAATGATTTTACGCTGAGGATTCCGGTGCGGAAGATGGTGAACGGGGAGAGCTTCGCCTTTCCGCTGCCGGGCTGCACGGACGTGGCGGTGAATGTCGTAAACAGCTATCGTCGCGTATCGCTGTCATACACCATCGACGTGAAGGAGGACAATGTGCTGAACGCACGTGTGGAGGGCGACCAGCTTGCCTGTGGCGTGTATGCCTTGGAGGTGAAGGGAAAGCTGTTCGGCAACGACTGGCGAAGCAACGAATACGAGCAGTTCGGCATCGTGGACAACAACGCTGCGGGCGACACGGTGTTCGAACCGCAGGAGGGTGAGGACTCGGTGGAGATGGACACGGCGATGGTGGTGCTGGCTCCTGAAGCAGACCTGTCGGGACTTATCACTGATGTGGGCGAAACGCTGAAACGTGCAGAGGCTACCATCACTGACGTGGAAAAGCGCACTGAGAAGGCGTTAGGCGATGTGGCTACGGCCGTAGGCAATGCGGACAAAGCCGCCGAGAACGCAAAAGCGCAAGCGGATAGGGCGAAGACACAGGCTGACCATCCTAACATCATCGGCGAGGACGGCTACTGGATGAAATGGAACGAGGAGACAAACGAGTATGTGCGTACCGACATCTACAGCCGAGGAACCATCGACTATCCTACGCTTGACGTGAACGAGGATGCAGAGCTGGAGGTGACCATCACTGACGGGTCGGACAAGCGCTTTGAACTCAACGATGAAGGGGAGCTTCTGATAAATCTGAACAACAACATTTAAAAAACAAGAGCATTATGAACGAAAAGGTAAATTTAGGAAGGGTGGGTTTTGTGCCGAAGGGCGCTTACAACCCTGATACCACCTATAAGAGGCTGGCTGTCGTAACCTACAAGAACTGCACCTATGCAAGCCGAAAGGATGGCAATGTAGGACATGAGCCTGTAGGTGATGACGAATGGTGGCAGCGCATCGTGGACGGTCAGACGGCTTACGACGGAGCGGTAAAGGCTGACAAGGCGGCTGACAGAGCCAATGCCAGTGCAGACGAAGCAGACCGTATCAACAATGAGGTGCAGACAGCCGAGGATGTCCGTATCAAGGCAGAAGATGTGCGTACTGAGAACGAAAAGACACGTGTCAGCAACGAAAGCAGACGCATCGAAGCCGAGAACGTCCGCATGGAATCTGAAACGACCCGTTCGGACAATGAGCGCCAGCGCAGTCTGAACGAGAAGCAGAGGGTAAGCAACGAGGAGTCGAGAAAGACAGCCGAGAGCACCCGCAACACCAATGAGGCTGACAGGGTAAGGAAGGAGGGAGGAAGGACGGAAGCAGAGAATGTCCGCGTCTTGCATGAGACAGTGAGAGTGGGTGCAGAGAACGACCGTATCGCAGCCGAGACTTTGCGCTTGTCTGCCGAGGACGGACGCAAAGTCGCTGAGATAAAACGTGAACAGGCAGCTACAGAGAACAAGGCGGCGACGGACAAGGCTGTAAAAGATTGCCAGCAGGCTGTGAAGGACGCACAGGTAAGCGTGAGATATGAAGCTGATACTTACTCAATCGTGATAACAACCGGAAAGGAGGAGTAAGGGCTTATGGCAGACAACAACATGATAAACGTAGTGGCGCTGACGGAGGCTGCCGAGCTGAAGGACGGTGACACGCTGCTGCTTATCCGTGATGACGGGAAAGGAGGCAAGACGTGCTTCCGCATCGAGGGACGGTCGTTCCGTGGCAAGAGCGCCTATGAGGTGGCGAAGGAAAACGGCTATGAGGGTTCGGAGGAAGACTGGAAGAGTCAGACCAAGAAAGTGGCTGACTTTGACGTGAGCTTTGACCCTACGGACGGCTGTCTGGTGATAACTAAATGAAAAAAGCAACAATAAAAAAACAAAACAGATTATGGCAAAGACAGAAACAAGGGTGAAGGTGGTATTCACCAAGGCTGGTGAGGCGTACAGCGCTACGCAAGCCTATCGTCTGCATGATTACATCGTGCTGGGCGGCGTGACCATCTACGCTTGCAAGAAGGTGGACCCGGCAACGATGACGTGCGTGGGCCATCCGCTGACGGACACGGCGTATTGGGACAAGTTCATGGACATTGCTGACTTTAAGGCGGCTGCTGAAAAAGCTACGGCTTCCGCTAACGCTGCTGCAAAGAGCGCTACGGACGCAGCAGGAGCGGCAAACACGGCGAAGACGAACGCTGACAAGGCAACGGAGGCTGCGAACACTGCCGCATCCGCTGCTAACACGGCAAAGACAAATGCGGATACAGCTACAACGGCTGCGAACGCTGCTGCTGCGGGAGCGGAGAAGGTGAACGCCACTATCACAGCCGATAACGTGCTGAAGGTGACGGACAGAACAGGTGCGGAGACTTCGCTGTCGCTTGCCGAGAATGCTGCGACTGTGAAGAAGCTGACGGAGCTGGAAGAAACTGACGCTACACACGCAGCACGCCTCTCTTCCCTGGAACAGGCAGTGGGCGATATGGGCGGAACGGTGGACAGCTACTACATAGGCAGTCAGGACACCACAAAGCTGTCTCCGGACATCGTCGAGGCGATTACCAACACTGGCAAGCAGATGCTCCAGGACATGTATCGTCCCTTCCTCATCAATCACGATGACGCAAAGGAGGGCGTGGAGGTGATGCCCGCCGACGAGCTGAAACGCAACAACTGGCTGCGCTTCGCAGACAACAGCTTCGCTCCCGCCATCGGCATCACTGAGGAGATGAAGGCAGAGTGCGACGTGGAGCTTTATCTCGATGCCGAGCATACTCAGAAATATTGCGATGCCGGCGCGTTTGACGCTGAACGCTTCTACAACCAGTACGGCATGACGCAGAAACTATATAATGCGGAAGGCAATGCGGTGCGCATCCTGCGTCCTTGGGAGACGACATCCAAACAGTACAGCATCAAGGTCGGTGACCCTGCGGTGAACTACCTCCTCGACGACTATCCCGCATCGGAACCAGACACACTCTACCGCGGCATCTTCAAGAGCTACCGCGAATATAAGGGCATGAAGCCTCGCAAGCTCGATCCTACGCTCATCTCTCCCTGCTGCGATACAAGCATCATGGATACTGACGGCAAGGTGAAGTTTCGTTCGTTCTTCTATCTTTATAACCCAGGGGACGACAATACAAAAGGTAGCATGGGAGCGAATGGAGGTTCTATGTTTGCAGAGAACGGCGCTTATCCCCGCGTGACTGACGTACAGCAGCTAACGAGTATGGATTATGCAAGAAACAACAACTTCGACAAGACGAAGACATATCCGTTTGTGGAGGCTGGGTATCACGCCTATAACACCTTCGTATGCTCTCACGAACTGCTTTACGGTACGAACTATATTAATGACCCTGACAATCTCTTTTCGTCCGGCACGTCCTCTTCAGACCAGTGTAACAACGAGGCAACGTGGGCCAAATATGGTGGCGTGCGCATCAAGACGGGCGACGGGGAATGGAAATATCTCAGTTGGAGCACTACTCCTAACTGGATATACAAGGACGTGAACGGCACAACTATTGGCAATCATATGTCCGCATGGCTTAACAAGGAAGCTCCGAAATGGCGTACCAACGAGGCGCAAATGGCTCTTTCGTTCGCCGCAGAGGCTGGCATAGCAGAGAACACGGAATTTGAATTTTACGGGAAAACTTACTGGTATGTCACACCTCCTAAGGCAAAGGGGCTTGTTGACGGATATATGAACGCCCGTGTGTACTGTAAGAAAACCGACACGTGGCAGGGTTTTGACGCTAACGGCAATCCTCAAACCTATACAATCGAGGCGATTCTGAGACAGGGTGTCATGGACGGAGTGAGCACGGCGGGCGACATCTTCCATTATCGCGGAGGCGGCTGTGAGATGGTGGCGACAAACCATTGTACCGAAACCAAAGGACAGAACGGCGTGAACGACATGGACGTTTATCTGATGACCGATCAGCGCCAGTGGCACAGCGACAAGACGTATCAGAAACCTAACTTGGGGGCATTCGTTTTTGAGAACGCTTACGACCATGTAGCTCACATTGAAAAGATAACGTCTGGGTATATGAAGCAACGCTATGCTCCTTCCTGCGTTATCAAGACAGGCGGCGTAGGCCGCACAACTGGTGTTTGTGCGTACAGCGAGAACAGCAACTGGTACTCAAAACAGCCGGACCTCCGCATCCGTGTAGCCGTGCGCTTCGGCGGCAATGCCATTAACGGCGCTTGCGCTGCGCGTTATGTGTTTGCGAATAATGCGTGCACGCCTGCGGCTTGGTCGTATGGCGGTTCGGCTCAATGCCTTTTCAGCAAGCGCAGCTAGGCGCAGCCCCGCTGCAAGCGGAAAAAAGACGGCGCAACCGTCTGTACAAGCAGCGGACAAGCGGCAAGACATATCTCCCCGCCGTCCCGTCAAGGGATGACGGGCGAACAATAAAAATGAAAATCCTCGCGCCTTGTGACAAGACAAGCATCGGGACTTGTCCCCTGAAATACGAGAGTGAGGTTGCAAGAATGTTAAAGACACCAGCCGTGCGCTTCGGCGGCAATGCCAATAACGGCAATTGCGCTGCGCGTTATGTGAATGCGAATAATGCGTGCACGAATGCGACTTGGTCGTATGGCGGTTCGGCTCAAGCCCAAGAAAAGGATTAATCTTAATATACATATATAAAATATAAACCGAATATGTGTCTTTATCATGCCCCGGAGTGGCGAATTAACACACAAGACGAAGCGGCGTTGCCCATTGTCATTTGTACGGCATCGGGTGTCGGCGTGGAGCAGTGGCGCAGAGTGTCACTGCTGGCTCAAAAGGCTTGAAAACAACAACAAACATGACATATAAAGAAAAAGATGTTACGTGGCAAGAGGTGGAACAGGCGGCACATGACGCCGTAAGAGACCACCTCAATAAGGCGACTGTGACGGAGTTCTGCCGAGACTGGGAGGAGAACGTCGCTCTCGTCCTCGCCATGATTCAAGATGACACATACGTTGAGCATATATCGTACCGCCAACTTGTGAAGAGGAACAAGAACGGCAAGGTGCGGCATATAGACTCTCCTACTCTCGTGACTCGCATACTTCAGTATGTGTTTATAAACAGGGCGAATACACTCTATGAAGCCCTTGACAACAAGGCTGCTCTGAACTGCAAGACGGGGTGTGGCCTGAACTCGAAAACACTGCGCCTCTCGGTGTGCCATCGCGTAAAACATCTCTTCTACGACCAGAGGGACGTGAATTACATCGCCCTCGCTGACCAGCGTCACTGCTACGAACACGTCAGGACAAAGACGTTCCGCAGGGCAATTAAGGAGATGGGCGTGAGAGGGTGGCTCGTCGATTATGCCTGCAATGTGACGATGGTGGACGGCAGACTTCCCATCGGCACTCCGGTAAGCCCGCTTGCACACCACATCATCATGCTCGGCTTCGACCTTGCGATGTCGGCCAGCTATCCGTTCTACGTGCGCTATGCAGACAACATCCTCATAGGCACGAACAGCAAGCAGGAGGCTCACGCAGCATTGTGGAGGGTGAAGCAGAGATGGTGGTACGGCATGGGCATAAGGGCGAACCGCTGGGACAGCCGTGTACTGCCGATACGCGGTGAGGCAGTGGACTTCTGCGGTACGGTGTATCATCGCACGGAAGGCAAGAGCCATGCCGACCACGGTAAGGGCTTTGCCACCGTCCGCAAGAGTACGGCAGAGTCTGCCAAGGCAGCGACTCCACAGAACTGGCCATGCTACTTCGGACAGCTTAAGGGAGCAGACACGTTTAACTTGATAAACTCAATACAGGAGAAAAACATGAAATTATCAGATTTGACGAGCAAGGTGCGCATCGACAGAAAGATGGATGCGAAACAGGTATTCCCGAAGGACATGGTGGGCGTGGTGATGGACGTTCTGGACTACGAGATACGCCAGAACACACGTGGGGAGAACAACTGGATAAAACTGCTGATGTGTATGGACGAGATCGGCCAGGACGGAATGCCGACTGGCAAGAAGGTGGTGCGTGAGATGCACGGCGACCTTTCCGGACTGTACCGGTATCTGAGTCTGTGCGAGAAGGCATTCGGCGGCAAGCGTGCGATACTGCCTATCGAGGAGGCGGAGATAGAGAATTCCTGCGGCTACATCTTCAAGGGATCGACTAACATGATGATGTATCTTGAGGACTACGTGGCGCAGATGGAAGCGTCCGAGGGTGTAATGCACGTAGCGCAGCTTGTCGTTCCGGCAGCGACTGCATAAGGATAACCATTAAAAAAAATGATATGATAGCAAAAAATTACATTGAGCTGCCTACCGAAGGTTTAGTACGTGGCAGCATGCTCGACGAGGGCAATGCGGTGACAGTGTATCTTGACATCCGTGATGAGGAGCGTCCTTCGATGTCGGGAAATCCGGAGTCGGGCGTATCGGAGACAGAGAGAGTGAAGGTGGGCTATGCGGTGCGCTGCCTGAAGCCGTTCAGCGAGGAACGTGCCGTTAACGCAGCGGTGCAGACGGCATTCGGTCTGCGTGACGAAGCCGACCTCTCACGCTATAACGCCGACATGGCTATGAAGATGGCGGACGGCAGCGACGACGCGGAAGTGAAGGAATATAAGACCTTCGTGAAATGGGTGCGCCTGGAGCTGGCAAAGGCAATGGGCGGCATGGACGCGCTGGAGACGGCGAAGGCTCAGATGCTGTTGGAAATCGACGCCTACGACCAGTCGGCGGAGGTGAACGGCTTTTACCTTAACGGGCAGAGGGTGTGGTTGGACTTTGAGCTTCGTGACCGTGTGTACCAAGGCAACGAGCGTTTGCAGCGTATCGGTCGCACGGACACTACGCTATGGTTGGGCAAGCAATGCTATAACTTGAGCATTGAGCAAGCGCAGAATATCATAAGCCATATCGAGGCGTATGCTAAGGACTGTTACAACGTGACGGCGCAGCACAAGGCGGCTGTGGAGAAGATGCAGACCTTGGAGGAGGTGCTTGCCTACGACTACAAGAAGGGCTATCCCGAACAGCTAAAGATGGAGGTGTAGGCGTATGATGGCAATGGCATTGATAATGTACGTGCTCTTCATTGTAACGGCAATGTATTACGCGGTGGTGAAGGGCAGACCGACGATGGTGAGTGAGATTTATTACGGGATGGGGCGTAACTGGCTGATGCCTCTCCTGCTTGTGGCGATGGCTTTCACGTTTCTCCCTACGATGCTTGATATGGGAGACTTCGACGCGGCGGCTTTTCTTACGTGTGCGGGACTGGCTTTTGTGGGCACGGCTCCTGCATACCTCGAGGAGGGCGACAGAGCTGTGCATAAGGCGGGAGCTATCGTCTCGGCTTTGGCGAGTGTGATGTGGGGAATGGCGACGATGCCCGCCGTGGTGGCTGTGTACGGCGTGGCTGCTACGGTGGCTGCCGTGACAGACCGACGCTGCTGGCTGTTCTGGTGCGAGGTGTGTGCGATAAGCTGTGTGGCGGCGATAATAGCCCTTAAACGTATAATGGGATGAAGAAGCTGATGATTTTCAACAGGCGTGACCTTATAGGGTGCGTCTGTTGGCTGCTCGCTTCGCTTGTCATCGGGCTGTGGGCATTGCCCGCGATGGTGGCGAGAGAGGTGTGGCAGTGGAGGCACTACAGGCTGGAGAGGCTGGAATGGTGGGACTTGGTGAGGTATGGGGCTGTGATAGGACTGGGGGCTATGGTGAGATAGGCTGTTCTAGCGGGGATAGGCTGTTCTAGGGGCTGGCGCCTTACTCTGAGCCTCACTGAGCCTTTCTAAGCCTATCTGTGCCGCTGCATAATGGGCGCAAATAAGAAACAATAACTGACAAATAATAAATAAGAAGATGAAACCTAAGGAATTTTGTAAATGGATGGCTCCTGCGGCTTATAATGCGGACATTTCGCCCGTGTTTATCATTGCTCAGGCGGCACTGGAGAGCGGATGGGGCAAGAGCGCCATCGGCAAGTATAATGTATTTGGTATAACGAGAGGTGGATGGCCTGTGGAGAAATGCCTGCTTGTCACTACGCATGAGTACTTCAAAACGAAGACGGTGAGGTTTACGGCTCCGGAGAAGGTGGTGAAGATAGAGTATGTGGCTGGCAAGGGTCTGTATAAGTATACTTGCAAGCGGCTGTTCAGAAACTACACTACTTTGGGCGAGGCGCTGAGAGACCATGCCGCTGTGCTGAAGAAATCGTGGCCTGAAGCATGGGCGTACCGTATGAGTCCTGAGAACTACGTGAAGAAGATACAGGAGGGTCGGAAGAAGTATGCGACGGCTCCGAACTACGTGGAGACGATGGGGAAGATGTTCGGGACGGTGAGAAAGGCGATGAAGGAGGCTGGACTGAGCTGCTGAGCTTCTTGGTTTTTAGGAAGGATTATTCTTTTGTTTGGGATTTTTGTGTTATTTTTGTTAGTATAAAAAAAGATTGATTGGATGGTTAATAACTTGACTACAAGTACGGGTAAGGCCGTCGTTTTGGGGACAATGGGAGGGGAGGCGCTGTCTGCGCTCTTCGATCTGAGATGGATGTTGGTGCTGATAGTGGTGCTGATAGTGGCGGACTTCTGGTTCGGCGTGAGCGAGAGTCTGCATAAACATGAGCATTTCCGCTTTTCAAGAGCGGGCAGAAGAACTTGCAACAAGGCGGTGGACTATATCACCTACCTTATATTAGGTTCGGTGCTCGGTCTGGCTATCTTCGAGCCGTTGGGATGGACGAATCATGTGGTGACGGCGGCGGTAGGTCTTGGCTTTGGGTGTGTATGGGAGGTGGACTCAATCGTCGGGCATGTGTGTGAGCTGCACGGCGTGAAGAACAGATTCTCTATAAAGCGCTTCATTATAGCGCTGATGAAGAAGAAAGACGAGGACATCGGCGAGGCTGTGGAGGAGGCGATGAAAAAAGAGTGAAGAAGGATGAAGTTTTAAGGAGAAGCGGTTATGATGGACGAATTATATAGTAAATTTGTAGGAGCACTGTGGGGGATGTTGCTCTGCCTGATGGTCAGTATGCTGGCCGGCTGCGGCGCGAAGAAGCCCGCGGTGCTGACAAGAACGGACAGCGTGAGGGTGACGAAGGTGGTGAAGGACACTGTGTACCGGGACCGCATAGTGCTGAGATACGTGGAGAGGACGAAGACGGACAAGACAGTGAACAGGGACTCGACGGCTACGACCGTGGACGAAGACGGAAACGTGAAGAAGACGGAGGCTTGGCACTGGAGGGACAGGTACGTGGAGAACTCGCTGAACACGCTAATGAAGGACAGCTTAGAGATGTACAAGGCGATGGTGGACTCGCTGGCGAACATTGGCAGAAAAAACAATGACGTGCCTGTGCCGGTGGAGAGAAAGCTGAACTGGTGGGAGAGGAACATCGAGAAGCCCATCGCGTCCTGCATCGCTGTCATAATAATAGGCGCTGTGGTTCTGCTGACTCTCAGATATAGATATGCGAGAGGAAGGCTGAAGAGCAGCGGGAAGAAAGAATAAAAGGAAATTGTTTGGATTATTAGATATGGTTAATGGCTTTAGTTATTAGTTTTTTAATTTAAGGTTAATAGATTTGTTTCAGGTAAGCCTTGCCCGTCCGTAGAGGATAGGTAAGGCTTTAATTTTCAAATTGTAATAATAAACCTTTTTTACGTAACACTTTGTCACTTAAATCAAGTATGTATTAACTATTTGAAAAATTAACAGTTAAATTAACTGCATTCTGATAATTTTTGCTATATTTGCACAATATCAGATTTTAGACTAAACGATTATGACAGAAGAAAAGAAAAAGGCACTCCTTTCTGTTTTAGACGGAATGGACGTGAGCGAGGTTATCTCGCTGTTAATAATGAGTGGTAACAGCTATTCAAGAAGATTGTTGAAATTCATCAAGTGGATAACTAAATGGCTACCTATATGTATAATGGTGTGGCATAGTTTTGCCATGTTGGATTTCTCAAAGAATCCGAGAGAAATGTTTATCGTGCATTCCGAACACTGGCCAAGCTACGCATTTATATATGTGTTACTGTATGTATTACCACTTGTGCTCATACTGTTCAGTAGATTCTTCTGGCTGTGTTGGGTATACAGGATTCCGTTCTTTTATTACTTCGGTGTAAATGCTATACATCTCACTTATTGGTCTTGGTATACCACTAAAGAAATGGTAATGTCATGTATGTCTGTAATAGTAATGACAGGAGTATTTTACTTGTACTGGGTAATAGATTGGTTATTAACAAGAACAAGAATAGGTAAAAGGATTTTCTTCTAAAGCAAAATGGCTATGAAAAGAAAAGTATTCAACTATTACACCTTGGCTCTCATTCTGAAATCTCTGTATGAGAGCTGTATGAAGGCATGGGAACAACAGAAGAATGGCGAGAAGGTAACAGCTTGCGGAATGTCAGATGAAGATATAGAAGAATTATGCGAAGACTATCTTCCGAATCTGATGAATCCTATGATGTCTAAAGAAGAAGTACAACGTAAGCTTGGTGTCAGTGAAGCTACACTCAACAGAATGGTAAAAAGAGGTGATATTCCAAACGGACAGCAAGACGTAGGAGGTCATGTTAGATGGTGGAAGAAATGGGATATACTACCATTTATAAGGAAAAAGCATAAGAAATGATAGTATATATTATCAACGTAAACAACTGAATTTCAGAGAATAATAAAAAATGTGAGCGTGTTATGGCTTTATTTGCCGTAACACGCTAATTTTGTGCCTGTAACGTTACAGAATAGTGTTAGTAAATCTATTAAGTAAAACAGAAAAAAACAGTTATTATGGAGAGTAAAACTTATGTGTTCGGTGAGAATGGCACTGGCGCAGGTGGCGGTGGCGGTCTTAATAGCATTCTTGCTATGCTTCCGGCGCTCATGCAAAAGCAGGGCATAGACCCAAGTTTGTTTGCCCTCTGCAACGGTAAGAGCAATGGTTGGGGAGATAATTTGTTCGCAATCTTGCTCCTTTTTATTATCATGGGCAGAGGTAACTTCTTTGGCGGCGGTTTTGGCGGCGGCATGATGCCTAACGGTCAGGGCGGAGTTGTGCCAATGATTAACAACGATGCTAACACAGCTGTTATCATGCAAGCTGTTCAGCGCAATGGTTATGATGTTCAGAGTTTGGCTACAGCCCTCAACACTTCGAGCGACGCTGTTATGGCTGCTATTAACAGCTTGGGTCAGCAAGTATGCAACATCGGCAGTCAGATGGGAATGAACACCAACCAGATTATCGCAGCTCTGATGCAGGGCAATAACGCTATCGCTACACAGTTGGCTGAGTGTTGCTGCAAGACAAACAACGCCATCACCGCTATGGATGGTAATGTAAAGTTGGCAATGTGTCAGCAGACAGGTGCTTTGACAAACGCCATCAACAACGTGGCTGTCGGTCAGGAGCGTGGATTTTCTAATGTTGCATACGAGACACAGCGTCAGACTTGCGACTTGCACAACGCTATCAAGGACAGCACTCAGACCATCGTAAACGGTCAGAAGCAAGCTGAGATGCGTGAGATGCAGAACAAGATCGATGCCCTGCGTGAGGAAAACAGCACTTTCAAGTCTTCTGCTATGACTTCGCAGATTGTAGGTCAAGCTATAGCACCTATCAATGCTGTACTGACAGGTTTGCAGCAAGAGGTAGCAGGTATCAAGTGTAAATTGCCCGAAACGGCAACAGTAGCATACAGTCCCTTCACGGCTGTTCCGAACTGTGTAGCAGCTCAGATGGGCTTGTACGGTTTTAACGCTGTAAATGGTGCGAGTTTTTGGAACTAAAGCATAATTGGAGGGCAAGACTATGATTTGGGGCTATCCTTTTTCATGGGTCAACAGAAGAGGTTCGGCAGCGATAGGCTCTACTGGTGTAAAGGTAAATGCTGAGAACGTGGTGTTCACCTTTAAGAACCACGCCTTTGTGAATGCTAACTACAGAGGAACGATATTCGTTAATCTGCAACAGGCAATACCGACTGGTACGACAACTACGCTGCCTATCCTCTTTGAGACCAACGGCACGACACAGGCTGTAACCAAATTCAATGGTGCGGCATTGACCGTTGCCGATGTAGCCGGAACTGGTGTGTTTCAGTTCTGGTTCGAGAGAGACACTAACACCCTTCAACTTATGACGGGTATTGTATAACAAGTAAAATTCGACTTCTATGTTTCAAGGACTTCGACAAAACAGCATATTTTATGTGCTTGACAAGTCGGGAGAACCGACACTAAAAATAGGACAAGTGGTAAGTGTAAGCAACCCACAGCCCAAATTCCCTTCGTATCAGCCGGGACAGTTTAATCCGCAACCTATGGAAACTACGGTTGACGTAAAGGTTAAAATGCCAGACGGAGAAGCTGAGTTTAAACAGCTCCCTTCGAATGGGCAGATTGCTAACTCTGGCAATCTTGTAGTAGCAGACAGCCGTGATGCTATGATAGCAGAGGTTGAAGCAATGCTCAGGAACTCGAAAGAGGTACTTGACAGTAAGGACTACCACGAAAAAGTAGTTAAGAACTGTGAGCAGATAATGGGTGTTCTCAATCCGCAGATAGCAAAAGAGAAGGCCCAAGAACAGAGAATAGGCAACCTTGAAGCCGACATGAATGGGATGAAAGGCACATTGTCTAATATAGAGACTATGCTGCAAAGAGCATTGAACAAGAAGTCGAACGGTAACACTTAAAACGTACATTATGTATATGATAGAAATAACAGAAAACAAGTTTGACGAGCTTGTGGAGAATGCCGAGAAGATGCTACGATACGGCGGTAAGGTAATGTCTTGCCTTGAAAGCATGCAACGAGGCGAAGGTCGTATGGGCGAACGTTCTCCTATGTCTGACTATAGGGACATGGGGCGTGAAGAGCGCAGACGCTATGAGCGTGACATGGACTACGACGATGAAGGACGTTACGGAGAGCGTTATGGTGGCGGATATCATGGAGGTGGCAGACGCTACTAAGTAATAACCGACAGGTAGGGAATACTGTTTCCTTACCTGTCTTAACAAGAAATAAGACTATGGGAAAATGTAGAATGCCTTTAGATGTATATGACATGAAGCCAGAAGGAATGATAGCTTATCTCAGATACAACGGCTATCACTTCAACAAAAAAATGTGTGAATGGGCTGTTAGTCATATGCGTAAAATCAACAAAGCAAGCGGCAAGGAAGAACCGATAGAACCTATTAACAAGGACAAAGTCGAGGAGTTGATGCAGTCAAATAATCTAACCCTTGATAACCTTGTCGGCTACGACCATGTGTACGTTGCTAATATGTGTAAGGCTGACTTCTGGGGTAAGTCGATAAAAGACGAGGAGAGTTTAGCACATTATATAAAAGACACGGTTGACGATGTAGATCAGAAGGATGGTTTTATATTCAACCGTTTCTATGCTGACTGTTGCCACAACGGTATGCCTATTCCATGGGAAGATTTGCTATGATAAGGCGTGAGATTCACTTGGAACAGTACAGATGGAGAGTTATGTGCTTCATCGGGTATACAGCCAATGATTCTGATGAGATATGCCATGCGTTAGAGGATATAGGCTGCAACGGCCAAGCCCTTGAAACGGCAAGCAAACATCTATCATTGGCGAGTGAAGAGCGAGGACTAACCTACTCTAACGTAGGAACAAGAGAAAGTGTTGTCGCAGTTGGCGCATCTGACAATAAAGGAAACTTGGTAAACACCATAGGACATGAGCTTCTGCATGTAGTTGCGCACATCTGCGACCATGACGGAATAGAAATGCAAAGTGAAGAGCCGTGTTACATAATGGGCGAGCTTTGCGAACAATTATTCAATTCCATAAAATAAAAAGATACAACAATTTAAACCTATTGCATTATGACAAACTTATTTGATGATGTTTATGCTTGCAAGAACGAACAGGCAAAGAATAATGCTATTGCAGCAATCGCAACCGTGCTCAACAAGTGTTTGAGCATTGACGAAAAGACAGCCTTAAAGGCTTCTATCCGCGAGGCTATCATGGGCAATCATTTTGATGCAAGCAGCGCAAAGGAGAGTATATCTCGTATGTATTACGCCACAACTGACGGATGCACCATTCACGCACCATTCGTGTCAGAACGCGAGTGCGTTGAGTTGTACGAGGAATGCAAGGCGCAAATCAAGGGCTACAACTTGTACGACTTTGCAGTTGTGCTCAACAATATCATTGCCGATTACCACAACTTACTTTACTCCTGGTGGCCGAACGAAGATTGGTGCGTGATGCTGATAAAGTTCAGCGAGCTTGCCGTCAACTGGCTCAATGACGACGACACGCCATTCAAAGACGAGAAGGCTTGGAAGGTATTAGGTGATAAATAAGAAGGCGCGTTACACATTCGTAACGCAACAAAAGCAAAGAGGAGGTTAATGTAAACTAACCTCCTCGTTCTTTGTGATGTGCTTATTTACGAGTCGTAAATGGCTCTGCGTCCGTCTTTTTTCTGTAGTTCATATTATTTTAATTTAAATGTTTATAAAATCGAATTTCAAGCCCCTTGTGGCGCAATAAACAGGCTTGCCGACCTGTTGTGCCACTGCCTTGCGAAAAGCCTCACTGTTGCCGTTGTTTGCCGATATATGAATAAGTACCACGGTCTTTGTCTTACTTGTATTGCAAGCCTTTAAACAGCCAATGCACCTCTCAAGGCTCATGTGCGTAGCCTTGGCGCGTATGCCGACCTTTCGGGGAATAATGCCGTTCTTTATGCTGTTGTCTACCAGTTCGTCGGTATGGTTGCACTCAATGAAAATGTAGTCCAAAGGAAAATCGAACTTGTATTTTACGTGGTGCGTGTCCGTCAAAAACAGTATCGTTCCGATTTCATTATGATAGATTATAAAACCACACGGCTCTTTGGTGTCATGCTCCGTATCAAAAGCTTTTACAACAAAATTGCCGACTTTAAATTCACGAAGCAAAGGTATTGCGCAATAATGAAACGTGTTAGGTCTAATGTTGCATTCTTCTAATGTTCCTTTGGTTGCGTATACATTAAAGGCTTTTGCATATTGATGCATAAATCCAGCATGGTCGCCATGACTATGTGTTACAAGACAACCGCTGACTTTGCCGACATTACCGCTGAGTGCTTCAACGGCATATTTGTAGTTTACGCCACATTCTATTATCAACGCTTCAGTTTCATTCTGTATTACATATCCATTGCCTGAGCTGCCAGAACCAAGTACTGTTATTGTCATATTGCTTTATACATTATTATATAATAGAGGAGCAGGAAACATTCCCACTCCTCCATCTTTGTTGTTGTTGAAGATTTGAAGCTTTATCACTACTTGAATAGATTCGGCATTTCTTGTTTGCCCATAGGTTGAGGTTTGTTTGCGGATGCGCTTGCATTTGTTGGCTGTTCAGCTCCTGCGGTATTGTTGTCTGAAGTTGCTGTTTTGCCTACTGTGTTCATGTCCATAGCCTGAGAATTTGCCTCCTTTAGCTCTTTCTCTTGTGCCTGAGCAAGCTTTTCTTCTGCGGAAAGCTGGTCAACAGCTGTATTGACAACAGGAATTTCCTCGTAATCAACATCTTCTGCCTCGTCTCTTGTCTGAAAACCCATCATGATACCAGGTTCAGTGGTTCTGATAAGCCATGAAGCAGAACGATAACGAAGCATCAATTCTGGGATGTTTCTCCATTTTGGATTGCGGGCATACCAACCTTCATCCTTTGCCATTTGAATTGTTACGACAGGACCTTTTTTCATTTCTCCTGTCTTTAATTCGATAGCGTATGCATACATACCCCAATCGTCTTTACCTTTTTCGCCAACTTCTGAATAACTAAGCGTAGAATATTTTCCTGTTGCATTAAAGCAAGCGATGGCAAACTTTGCTTCAAAGGTCGGCGTACCATTCACGGCTACGAGGTTTTGTAGAACCATTAAAGGATCGGCATTCATACGAATAGCCATATTAAGACCTATCATACAATTTCCAATATTACCTTTGTAGGCATCTGGAACAAATGAAGATGAAGCAAACACTTTTGCTATTCTCTGTCCTATTTCAAAACCTTCGATAGAACCGAAAATATTAATACTTTTTTGAGGCTGAATTACTGCCAAATCTTTTGTTTCTCCCATAATTTTAATTTTTTATATAAAACCCTTTCGTTTTTATTTACAAGTTGTTATACATTTTCCATTTTAAATGGTTCTCCATACTTGCATTGTAGGTAGATAACCTGTTGCACTGATGGCAGCGCATTTTCTACTGACTCCTTGCGGTCAACAAATAGAGGTACATATATGTCCTTTGCCTTGCTTATGCCGTTGATTATGTCTATGCCCATGTTGATAACCGTACCATCGTTGGTATTGTTGTAATCAACACCATTGCGGTCAATAGCAGTGCATATCTCCTTTTCATCGTCGTTGGTTATGTTCTGTTCGTAAAACTTCCAACGTATGAGTGAGAAGTAAGAGTTGACCTTGCTTTCTACAATCGAGATTTTCGCTTTTTTGTACTCTTTTATTTGCCTAATAACCTCATTGCAATCTGCTACTATTTGTGCAAGTTCTCGTGAGCGCTTGTCAAGCTTTACTTTTTCGTCTTCGATACGTTTGTTTGTATCACGGCTCGACAAACGTTTTATAAGCTCGTCACGTTTGGCAGTAAGTTCTTTCTTCTTTTGTCTACTCTCTTCAACGGTTGCATCAACAACAGGTTTTGGTTCTGTTGCTTTGATTGCGTTTATTTCCTTTATAGTCTCGGCATATGCAGCTGATGTTTCCCACGTCTGTGTCTGCACTTCTGTACGTTTTCGCACTAAGGCGTTGTATGTTTCTTGTTTAGTGGCAACATCTTTCTTATCCGTGTTGGCTGTAACTTGCTCATATGTATTAATACAGCCTTTTATTACTGTTATTTGCCCATGCTTTTCAGTTGCCTTATTCTGTATTTCCATGAGCTTAGACGCCTTGTTAGTATTGTACTCACTCACAGCGTTAGCATATTCCTGCTCCTTCATTTCGTCCGTATAAGGACGACCACAAACGGGACAAATATCTGTTTGGGCGTAGCTAAATTCCTTTTCGTTAACATCTTTCCATTGTTGCATTAAATCGTTAAACTCATTGGTTAGCGATGCAAGTTTAGCCTTATTCTGGATATTTGCATCAAGGTTTGTTTTCTGCGATGCTTTAGCGGTGCGCAAAGCCTCAGACGCTTCGCTTACTTGCTTAAATATATTATCAACCTCCGCAAAGTGTGCTTTTGTCCATGCTTTGTGAGCTGTCTGATTTTTAGCTTCCTGTTCAGCAACACGTTTTTTGTATTCTTGCATTTCCAAGCTTTCGGTTACAACACCTTGCAAGTTTGCCTCGATGTTGGCAAGTTGTGCTTCGACTTTCACTTTTTCCGATTCAATATTGTCGAAATCTTCGTCAACTTTTAATGCATCCTGCGCTTGTACCTTTGCCGGAATAAGTTGTAATTCATCATTAGCTTTCTTGCGTGTCGTTTTTTGCTGTGTGAGCATTTCAGCAATTTCTTTCTTTTCTGTATACACTCCTTTGTAGACTAAAGGATAGTCTTGCATTAGCTCTTCCTCGTTAATATCACAAGCCAATGACATGAGGATTTTTCTGCGCACATCGACTTTATATGTCCAAAACAGGCTTATATTTGATAACATAAACCAGTCCTCAAAGTTGCACAGAGAATTTAGCTTTTCTTTAAACTGTGACACCGAATAAGGCACATCATCAACGAGACGTGATTGTGTCGTACCCATAAACTTCTCGTCTGCGGTGTCCTTGCCTTTCCAACGCTCAGTCAAACGACGTTCTATCTTTATGTCTCGCTCGTCATTGTAATTTATGACAACTACCACAGATGTTTCGAGCTTGTGGATAATGTTGTTGTTACAATCCAATGTTTGTACTATAGTGTCCGGACGGCTTGTAACACCAAACAAACACCATAAATAAGCATCGTAAATTGTAGTTTTGCCCGTCTCGTTTCCTCCGCTTATTAATACATTATGAGCAAAACTAAGAGTCTTGTACCGCTCCTTTTTGAAATTTTGAAGCGTTATTGATTTAATCTCAATTTTCATTGTTTATTTATTTTACGTTAAACTTGCGCTTTCGCGATTCTTTCAAATACTGTTGCATCGGTAAAGGTTGATTGTCAAGTTCATTTTCTTCACAATACTTTAACCAAGCATTTATACCTGTTTTCCCTTCTTTTATAAGCTTTTGTTCTTCTTGCAAACATTTATTATAATACTCATCTTCAATTTCTGCTCGCTTGTTAATAACCTCACCATCAAAAATGCGGACGGCTTGCATTATTACTTGCGGATTAAAAGATTTACCAACATAAAGCACCCCATATGCGCCTCCTATAAAAGACTCAAAAAAGAATGTAAGTTCGGTTGGTGTAAGATAAAAATATTTACTTCTTATTTGCCTCGCTATTATAACTACTTGCATTTTGCTTGCTACGTCATATGCGCCGCAGAACCTTAACACGTCAACAAGCTGTGTTCTTAGCCATAAATTTGTAACTTCGCTTTTGCTCTTCGCATCAATCGCACTTAAAGATAAGTTTTCAGCCATTATTGCATCCGTTAAAGAAGAAATGGCTTCTTTTCGTTGACTTATCAGCGGATATCTTTCGAGCATTCGCGTTAACAAATCATTCTGCGCTAAGGATGTCTGCTGTTTTTGTTGCAAATGCAATTGCTTGTTTTCGTTCTCCATAAGGATCTATTATTTCATCTTGCCAACAATGACCATTAAGATATGTAAAAGGGTCTTTTTGATATTGTTTATCTGACACCGATTGTACATAAGCAGGAGTAGCAGCAATGCAAGCTTGTCTGTCTTTTTTGGATAGACGTGCCCAACGTTTTGCACATTTATCTTTGCCGCGTTTCTTATTGTAAAGTTGCCACCAATACTCAAACTCTTCGTTTATTTCGGTTACTGATTGAGGCATAATTACCTCATAACCATGTTGTTGTAGCAAATATATTGCCTGTTGTATCTCCTTATCCATTGCTAACTGTTTTAAATATATTCACCTCCCCAAAAGCGCATTATCTCAGAGCCGAGAATAACACGTTGTCCGTTTGGGCGAATCATACATGATATAACCTTATTTTCCATATAGCGATACACTGTTGTAATGCTTACGCCAAGCTTAGTCGCTGCTTCTTTGACTGTATAGCGACCTTTAGGTGTGACATCAGGGGCATTATTAACCATTGTTTCTTTTTTTATTCCGCCGCAATATGCCATAAATCGCAGCTTCTGTTGTATACGCAAAATCGACCATTACCTTCCGCACGGCTTCCGATTTTTTAAATCCGTGCTCTGTGTAGTATGCGACTTTCTCGCAAACTGCTCGTTCTTTGTCTACTTGACTTAATATTACCATTTTTTAACTTTCATTTTATATATAAATTAATATATTATTAATACCTTTGTATCGTGATTAGCGTTACGCTATTTTCACAACGCAAAATTAATAAATAATTCTTAGTTATCCTAAGAAACTATTATTTTTTATATTATTTTAAACCTTTTATATGAGTACATTAGTAGAAAGAGCTAAAGAAGCAGCACGTTACTATCATATGTCACTTGTAAAGTGGCAAGAGTCAATGGGCTTAAGCAATGCACATTTTTATAATTGTCAGGGCATATCAAGAAAACTTAGTAGGGTGATAGAAGAAATGTATCCTGAAATAAATATAGAATGGCTGTCAACTGGCAATAGCGTTATGTTGAATAGTGACGTAAAAAGAAACCCAACTGGGTATACTGTACCTTTATTGCCTATTGCAGCGCAAGGTGGAACGCCTGATAATTTTGAAAGTCAAATTGAGAGTTACAAATGCGAGCAAGTAATATCCCCTGTTCAGGGCGTTACTTTGGCTCTCACGGTAAACGGAGACAGCATGTCCCCGGAATACCCTAACGGTTGTAAAATCTTTGTTCAGCGCATAAACGAGGCGTCTTATATAGAATGGGGCTGCACCTATGTCCTTGACACATCTAATGGAGCTATTGTAAAAAATGTATTCCCCGTAAAGGATGATGCGACAAAGGTTATATGTCGCTCCGTAAATCCAAATTATGCAGACTTTATTGTCGACACATCAGATATTAGAGGGTGGTATCGTGTGCGCTGTTGTATTACTATCAAATAATATAAAAAACAAAAAAACAAGCAAATTTCATGCAAATGGTATCTTTATTTACATATAACACACTGTAATACAATGGGTTGCATTACCGTGTACTTATATCTACTAAATATAAATAAATAAATCTGCATAAATCCTAAAAACAAAGGAAATTCCATGATTTTTCAATATATTTGCAATTGCAATACAAAACAAAAAGACATTAAACATAACAGACTATTTCAATAAACGTGCAAATAACGTGCAAAAAAGGAGGAATAAACATGATAAAAATATCTATAAAATTAGACAAAAGACGGAGGCTTAACAATGGGAAGTTTCCTCTTAAAATAAAAATTGCGAGAAAAAACAGTGCTTTATATATAGCAACAGGTTATGAATTACATGCAAACGAATGGGATTCAAAAAACGAGAAAGTTAAGCTACTCACGAACAAAAATGCCATTAATTTAAAACTTAGTAAAAGAATTGTAGAAATAACTGACAAGGTTCAAGAATTGCAAAGCACCGGCAAGTTAAGACTTATACCTAACAAAAAATTATTGGCAATACTGACAAATCAAGATGATAACAACGATATAAATGAACACCTCTTTAAAACCCAATGCGAAAAATTCATTAAGACAAAAGATAACCAAGGAACTATTAAAATATATAAATCTACAATTATTACAATTCAAAATTATTGTAACTATGATGACCTTTTGTTGGAGGATATAGATATAGAATGGATAGACAATTTTGTACAACACCTTAAACATCAAGGCAACAAAAACAATACGATTGCAACAAAACTGCGTTGTATTAGAGCAGTTATCAGTTTTGCAAGAAGAAGAGGGAAAACAGATTATGATGCGTTTTTAAACTATTCCATAAAAACAGAAGAAACGGTAAAAAGAGCTTTAACCGTCGAGCAATTAAGAACTTTGCTAAATGCGAAATTAACTAAAAAACGAGCTGAATACAGGGACGTTTTTTTCTTAGTTTTTTACTTGATGGGAATTAACATAGTTGACCTCTCAAAAATTAAAGAGATTTCGGAAGGCAGAATCTTTTATAAACGTGCAAAAACAGGAACACAATACAGCATAAAAGTTGAGCCTGAAGCGTTAGCTATAATAAAAAGATACAAAGGAGACGAACATTTATTGTCTATGTTTGACGAAACTAAGAACTATCTATATCGTGAACAATCATTGAATCGCGCATTAAAACTAATTTGTAAAGAAATAGATTTGCCAAACATTAGTGTATATTGGGCGAGACATTCTTTTGCAACAATAGCCTATCAAATAGGAATTTCCACAGATGTAATAGCAGACTGTTTAGGACATAAATCTGCACATAGGATAACAGATATATATATTCAAAAAGACCAAGCAAAAGTCGACGAAGCAAACAGAAAAGTAATTGATTATGTTCTGTACGACAAGCGATAGAAAAAAGAGGCATAATTTTATTCGTTATGCCTCTTTTGTATTTTAATTAAATATCATTATAGAATGATGTTTTGCGAGTATATTTTCTTGTAATCCTTACATTTATTTCTTAACATTCTCTCCATATCAAGACGTTCCTCGCTCAGTCGCTTGAATGTATCGAAAGAGAAGATGTTCTTGCATTCTTTTTCCGATACAGTCTTGCTCCTTATATCGAACATGCTTATCTCCCACGCCCATTTGTCGGGAAGGTGAATAAAGCCAAACAACTTCCTTTGGGTAACTCTTGCTACAGTTCCTTTTAATATAATGTATGTCTCTTTGGGCTCGCCCTTAAAGCGGAGTCCGTCAATATTTGTCTGTATTCTGTATACTATTTCTCGTTTCATAATTTTACTATTTACAAAATTACTGAATGTCTATTAGTTGAATTTATTATCAACGACTTTTAATATGTTACAGCCGTTTTAGAAGCGTGCAGCATTGATAGCCGAACGCCTTTTCTTCGAAACCCAACTTTTGATACCAGTGCAACACCCATAGGGGAGAGTCGCGTCCGTCCCACGATATTGCGACAGTCTCTATGCCGCAACGCTTCAGCTCCCTCTCTACAGCCTCCATCAAGTGCTTTGCCACCTCACGACCACGGTTCGCTTCGTCTACCCACAGCGAGTAAATGAGAGCGTCGGCCTCGCCATCCAAAGGCTTGTCTTCGGTGCAGTGAGGAATAAACGCCTGTATGCTGCCATGGTGCATCTCGTCGGTGACGAGTATGCGAATGGAGTCTTCCCAATGCTGATATTGTATCATAGATGAAATGTTATTGTGCAACGTCCTCGCCGGCTGTCTTACGTGCTTCGAGCTTCGCCTTGAGCTGACTCGGTGTGAGCAAACCGCTGACGGTTAGACGTCCCACCATGTCCTCGGCAGACACCTGTACCTTGGTGCCCAGAGCCAACAGAAGCGGCAGCTTCTTCTCCAACCGCATCATCACGGCCATCCCGTCCGCTACGCCTACTGTAGAGTTCTGCGCCATGTTGTCGAAAAACTCGGTGAATGACATCTGCTGCAAGTCAACGATGTTGGCACTTGCAACCTTTTCTTTCGTGAGATGGTTATCACGAAAGACAATTCTTGTTTTGATTGCCATGTGTTAATAAACTGTTTGGGCGTTAATACTAACCTCTATGTTTTTACCCAATTCCACAAAGAGGCTTTTTGGGTAGGGGCTATCCGTTTTGATGTTAGGGGATAGCCGTTTGCATCCAAGGGGCTATCCCCTATGCTTTTTCCGACTACAAATGTAGGGAGAAATATTTTGGCGGTGCGGACATGCTCACAGCTCCACCAACACCTTTATCTCTTGGTTGCCGCCTGTATGCGTAAGACAAGAAGGGCTTAAACCCTTTGTTGAATAAACTCTGCTCGTGATCTCGAATATATTGTTACGCAAAGAAGTCTGCATCATGCCGACTACGAGGGTGCGTGTGGTGTCAGTCTGTGGCATTCTTATGTCCTTGTGTCTCCCCGGCGTTCATGTAGTCGTAACGACACGCACACAGAACGCAAAAACTCTTATCCATCTTGAGGAAGTGTCGGCAAGTGGCGCATTTAGTAGAGCCAACCTTTACCGGACTATCTTCCGGCGCAAAGGATTGGTAGGAACAGACTACTCCTATCTCCATAAAATCCGACTGCTCAAAACGTTGTATATGTCTGAACTGTTCATTCTTTTGGTGCTTGTAATCATCAGCACGGGTCTGGGCTTCGTCGCGCTCCGTCTGAAGCTGAACGCATTGCTGCTTCAGCATCTTGTTGTCCTTTTTCAACGCCTCGCATTTATCCAAGGCTTCAGTCAGTTCACCAAGAGTGTAACCTTCTGTATTAGGCTCGTGTTTCTCTTTTCCGCGCAGCTGACGAGCCACGTCGTTGTAGTCGTCCGTGAGCTGATGCACACGCTCTGTCATCATCATGTTTTCTGCCTTCAAATCGGCAATGATGTAGGCCAATGCCTCCATACGGTTGTTGTCTTCTGCTTTCATTGTCTCTATTGTTTTTACGGTTTTGTTTAATTATACAACATACTCATTAATGCCGCAGCCTTTCGCTTGTCGGAAAATCCTTTGATGTTTACCCATTTGCCGAAGATGCAGTCTCCGACTCTTTTCTGAACCATCCATACGGTCACGGGTATGCAACCATTGTAGGCTTCCATTGGAACAATTCTTAGTTTCATATCTTGTTGTGGTTTTAATAATACTCATATACTATATGCGGTGTGGTGTTGCCAAGCCCGTCGCAAGGGTCGGCAAAGCAGCCTGGCGGTGAGGTTGTCACGGTATTGGCTATCTGCTTGCGCGGTCGGCTCTTTACGAGGCCCTTGCCGTCCTTGCCGCTGCGTACCCAGCCGATGTAATATTGTCAGTCATACTCTATTAATATTGCGGGTGCTTTGCATTGTGATGTTGTATTGCTTGCTATATTCGCCCACCCTTCTCTTGCGTAATGAGAGGTCAGAACGCAACAGATGCCTGACGGACAATTTAGTAAATGCTTACTCATACTCTATCAATACAATGGTGTGCTGTCCGTGCTCGTCGTAGAGTCCGGCCCATCCGTCGTAGCGTGCAGACAGGGCTGTAGAATACCCCCGACGTGGGCAGAGGTGCGAGAGGCGTTGCACGAATGGGTGTTGCTTAATCATATTCTATCATTATACAGTGAGGGCATTTGTAGTCGGTGGCTCGTAGGGCAGGCGAGAAGTTACCCGCCCATCCTCGCCATTCGAGCCGATGGCTAACGGGATGCACCGAAATCTTAATGTTAGTCATTATTTTCTCTTGTTCCACATAATCCGCGCCTTGACAATGCGGTGGTCTAAAACCAATCCGCACGGCTTATATGATATTGCAGGATGCGTGGTGTTATACCATTCCAGCCATCGCCAATGCCAATAATACATCGTGTGTCGTTTTGCGTCAGAACCGCCACAAGCGGGCGGTCGCTGGTTCATTATCTTCTTCGCTAATCGTGCTTTCATTGTTCTCGCTTAATTCGTTGTTTTACCAATATTCTCTCTGGGCAAAATACTCTTTTAAGGATAGATAGCGACGCTTGCAAGACCGTTTCTTTATCTTAGACGGGTTCTCGTGTCTATGCTGACGTTTTCTTGCCAAACGAATACTTGCGCCATGGATGTTATATCCTCCATCCACTTTCTCACAGTTTTCCGAGTCAAACGAAATCGTGTACTCGTAAGTACGTTCTTTTATATTTGCTGCCATACGCTACTCGTCTTTTAGGTTCAACTTCTCCTGCCATTCCTTATCGTGAATGGAGCCTACGACTTCAAAGTCTTGAAAATTGTAATTTCATCGAGGATATTACTCCATTCCTGCCAAATTACTCCATTCCTGCCAAAAATGCTTCTTGTATTGGATATATATCCAAACCTTAGAAAGGAGTACTCATTCTGCATTATACAGGGCAATAGTGCAACTTTTCTTGCATACATACCTAATCCTCCTTAATGCCGAAGGGTGTGCCGTCGGCAAATTGAATGTCATCGAATGCAGACTCGAAGTTTTCGCCTTCGTAGCCGCAGAAGTCGCAGCCTTCGTCGTTGAGAGACATGAAAGACATGTAATCCTTTCGGTTCTTGCTGCTCATGATGCCGAAGGGGGCGTGCTTGAGCATTTCCCGCCAACATTCTTCGGCGTTGCGGAAGGGACGGTAGGGAGGCTCGGGCTTGACGCGGTAGTTATTAGGTTCTTCTAAAAGATTATTTACAGGTACCCCTACAGAATATTCAAGGTCTGACCATTCTTTTATACCCAGACTGGGGTCTCTATACTGAATAATTTTACCTTCCGCAAAAGCCTGTATCAGAGGAAGGGCATTCTTTATTTGTTCTTTTGTCATAATATCTATTTGTCGAATTTGTTACCAATTACTTTGAGGTCTAATGTTTTATCTCCTAAACGGAAGTAATATAAAGGAGCGAACACTTCTCTTTTGTTACAGTCAAGAGGGTGAAGGGCAAACGTGCCGAACATGAAGACCACTTCACCTTTAATCCGTCCATCAAGTATGTCTCCCTCCCAAACTTCATTGCCTTCGATGTCTTTGAAGCCGGTGAACTGGCAGACGGTGGAGGGGTCAATTGAATGCACCCCTGTAAAACCGACAACACCGTCTTGCGTATCAAAAGCCAGTATGTTCAAATTACCATTTAAAGAATGGGCCAAATCTCCTGAAACCCACTCTCCATTGTCACGTCTCTTACCTTTAAATCTGATTGTTCTCATTGTTGTTTCTTATACGGGCTTTAAGATTTTCGATTTTACACTCATATTGTCTGATTCTTTCCCGTAAGACAAAATTAGAATCGTATTCGCCGACCCAATAAAGTCCACACTCCAACATGTTGGGGACGTAGAGCTTATCAGCCTCTTGAGTACAGGCATTTAAGGCAAGGATATATTTCTTATTGTGCGGGTGATACATAAGATACTCCCAAGTCTGAAACTCTCCGTTGTGGATCCTTGTTATCGTGCAGCCGGGAGTCAGTTGCGATATGTCTTTTAATTGCTTCATGTTTTCTTGTTTTTGCCTCTCCCCAGAGGATAGTGGGGAGAGGGCGTTGACTTGTGTATTGAGCCTTACTGGGCCTGTTTGGGCCTATCTATTGGTGGCATTGTATACATTGTCGACAAATGTTTTTTCCATGCATTCGTTTTTTATGATAGTGAGGATAGATGTTCTAGCGGGGATAGGCAGCTCTAGGTGTTTGGTATGGGAGCTATCTCGAAGTCGTAGACGAAGACGTAGGGGTTGGAGGCCCAAGTGCCTTTGCCTGAGATGCGGTCGATGAACATTATCTTCTTCATATATTATTTGGTCTTATTTATCTCTATCTCCACTTCAACATTGTTTGTTATTTCTTCGTTCATGAAGAAATTGACATGCTGGAAGAATATACGTCCGAGTTCGTGGACAAGGTTGTCTTTTCTTCCTTCATCTGCGGAGTGGGTGTTTTCTATTACCGATACGTACTCGTCAGTCCTGACAACCATTCCGTTTTCGGCCTGTTCGATTGTTAAGTTGATTTTCATAAATCTGTGTGATTAATGTTTCTTACGATGTGTTTTCTTATTCTTGTTTTTCTTGTGTCGCTTAGCGACTTGCTTTCTGTAATAAGCTTCGTTCTTGGTCCTGCGGAATTTACACTTGCCGACATTGAAGTTTGGAAATGACGGCTTAAGATGGAAATAGTAATAGTCTGAGAATATATATGATAGTGATGAATCCATAATTACGATAATAATATTATATAGATTTATACATTGATTTTGTTAGCGCGTTCTTAATTTTCTGTTTCGTCGTTTTTGTTGAATTTACTGATTATAATTATAATGACCTACTACAATGAGTAGAAAGACAAAGTTCGAGAAGGCCACAAAACCGCCATACTTTTCCGATATGTATACTAAGGCAAGTCCTAAGAACAAACTCATGCCAAGACATACTATTATTTTTCCCACTTCTTTTAAATCCTTATCTTTCATTGCCTTTTAGTTTAAAGCACCCTGTCCTTAAGAGTAGTAAAAGACAGGGGCTTATTTAATTCATATTTGCCGGACCTCTTTACGAAACCACTTTGAACTATTTAGACAGCTTGTCCTCGTCCTTTCCGTAGGCTTGGGGAAGCTTGCGAATTGTGACAGAGCCGTAGCTGTCCTTGGTAAGGAGGACGAACTGGCGGACTGTGGTGGTGTCGCTGAGATTGATGCCTTTGTATTTGCAGAAGCTCTCTCGTCCCATGCGGCACGAGCCGGTGAGAACGTGATGGTAAGCGAATAGAGCACGGTTGGAGTAAGGGGTGTCATAGTCGGGGAATTTCTCGCGGAAAGCCTCGATTCGTTCCTCTTCGGTGCTGCCATCGTAGAGTTTCTCTTGCAGGGACATAAAGGCATCGTGCAGTGTGTCGCCATGGGCGAACTTATTCTGCTCCTTGACGATGTAACAGGGCTGTAAGGTAAGGTCATTATTTAGAATGAAACCTTGTGCGATGTTGTCGTGAACGGATTTTATAATCGTTGGTACGTCGTCTATTACATAAACCTTGTCACCATTCATTTCCTTTATGCCAGAGCCATAGCCACAGCCATCGCCATAGCCATAGCCACAGCCAGAGCCATAGCCATAGCCACAGCCACAGCCATAGCCATAGCCATAGCCATCGCCAGAGCCACAGCCAGAGCCATAGCCATAGCCATCGCCAGAGCCACAGCCAGAGCCACAGCCAGAGCCACAGCCAGAGCCATAGCCAGAGCCATAGCTGACGCTCAAGAATGCTTTGATGCGTGTTTCTAAAGTCTCCATGCTTTTACCTCCTCTATTGACTTGACGGCTTTGTCCGAGCAAGTGATGATTTCAATAGCATCGAGAATGGTGATGCTGTCTACTGAGACCGTGAACTTACAGTCAATTGGACTTGACGTTCCCTCCTGGGCGAGCTGTGAGAGTGAGGCAGCTCCTGCCCAGTACCAGATGCGTCGGGCGTTATGCAGCGTGACCTCTCTGCCGTTGTGTGCTACGAGTGTTCCGAACTCTACTCCGCTGCGGTCGCCGCGGATGATTACTTTCTTTCCGATGTTTGTTTCCATTGTTTTGTTGTTTATAGTGTTAATGTTTTCTTTTGCTCTGCTTTGCAAGCATTCTTTGATATGCTCTGCGCTCTTGACGTGTCATGCCGTCCTTTTTGATGTTATAGAACTCGACAGCTTCACGGTACTCCTTCAATTCCTCGGGCAAAAAGACTTGCTGATTTGTGTACTCGTTGTCGAGCTGTTTTACTCTTTCTAAATCCATATGTTTGTTATTTTACAAGTTCAAAATCGTAAACAAAGACGTAAGGGTTGGAATCCCATATGCCTTTGCCTGAGATGCGGTCGATGAGAACAGAATAGGCTTCACACGGGTCGGGATAAGGGTCGTAGAATTCCATTCCACGTTTTATAATGTCATAACAATACCATCTTCCGCTTCGTGTCCAAATACCTTCTTCTAGACAATCCTCGTCACTGATATCTTGCAGACGTTCGACGCGGATGTTGGTAATGCGAATATGATGGGGCATAAGGTCTGCACGGACAAACATCTTGTTGTTACACCCTTTCTCGTATTTGATGCACTCCAAAGGCATTCCGTTTTTGCCACAAAGACGGTAGAATTCATCGTTCTTTATCAAATCTTCATATTTCTGGGCGATGGCTATGGTTTCGCCGAGTTTGTACCGAGACCTGGCTGCGATTAAAGATTCCGTGGTTATACCTTGTATAAGAGGGTCTATATGGCGTTTAAAGACGATTCTTCTCGTCTGCGTCTTGCGGCCTTCGAGGACGGCTTGGGTGAGGCCGTAGCGGTCGTTGAACATGATTTTCTTCATAATTGTAAATTGTTAAATGATTAATTCTGCGTTTTCGCCGAGCGCCCAGAGGATGTGCTGGAGCTGGTGGACGTACTGGAGTTTATTCCCAAAACGATAAGTTGAGTCGGCTACAACAAGCTCAAATCCTTCTTGTTTTTTATAAATACTTTGTTCTAAGCTTACATAAAAAGCGTCTTTGCCTTTTGAGTAAATATCGCAAGATGAAGTCGGATCATGTCTCTTATTCCATCCGTTCTTTTCGAGGATTTCGGGAGTAAGAGGGATGCCTTCGATATAATCTGACCATATTCCGTGGGATATTTCCCATTCTTCTCTAACGATTTGAAGCAGACCCGCAAGTCCTTTCTTGTCTTCACATGCTCGTTCGGAGTCTATGACTACGACTTTACAAACTGCTCCTTTGGGAATCATGCAGTTATCACTGCTGACCCTTACATAATCCCCTATTCTTAATTCTTCTGGTTTAATCATGTTATTTGCGTAAAATATGTACTTTTATAACTTTATGAATAGCTTTAGGCTGTGACTTGTTAAAGTCGTGAATGAAGCGACGCTCAAGGTCGGTGTGCCATAAGAGTTTTTCGGTACGAGGCATGAGAACCTTGACACGAACACGCTGGCCATTATCGAATGTAAGGATGGCTGTGCGCCATTCAGGAGAAACAAAAGGATTGTAGCTCATTTCATTCCTTTTCCCACTTCCACCACACAACTCAACCGTTCTACTTGTTGTTTCAGCTTTACCATTTCCTTGTTTGCATGGTCTCTTTCCATCCTCGCGTCGTTCACAAGTATAAAACCGGTTGCTACAGCTACTATCGACACCACCGCCACGCAAATCCACGGCAGTCTATACACAAAACTGTTAATGTCTTTACAGACACTCTTTGTAAAAGCCCAACCATACTTTAAAGCATACACTCCAGCTTCTTTTGTGGTTGCATTGTCTACAAAACTAATTGTTGTCTTCATAATTTTTTGTTTTCATTTTACGTTAAACTTCAGTCTTAGTTTTTTATAATTAAATAAATACCATACTATATGACAGCGTATTTGTTTGCGTAATTTTTATAAATATGATTACGATAACTGTACGTGTAGTTTACAAGCATGTCTTCTATGTATTTACTACAAATTGCAATACGTTTACAGGTATTGCGCATTTTCTTTATAATATTGCATTTTACCGCAAGTTTTACAATTTGTATTGACTTACATACTGACATACCTATTTTTGCCGCCATATATTTGTATGAAATGCCATTGTCTACGAATTTTCTGCCATAACAAAAACGATTACAAGTTTTGGTAGCTTTCTTATATTCCTTTTTTGAAGAAGGATTGCTTCTTTGCTGAATCATTTGTTTGGCAAAATCCTTACGACGCTGTATTTCCACAAGTAACATTGCGGTCAAACCATTTTCTATGTTCTTGATTTCTTGCGCATAAGCATTCTTTTTTAAGTTAACGTTAGGTTTAAATGTAAGTTCAGGTATAGCGATATTACGATGCGCCGTGTGACTATGCAATGATTTAAAAACGAGGTGCTTTTTGTTAAGACCTGTCTCCTCTATCAATTCCATGTTTCTAAGGATAGACAATCTATCCTTGATAGCATTTGCGCTTATACCTGTAATATCATGCAATTTATTTACGCTCCAATCCTTAACAATAGAATTGCGAGTGTGTGTTTTTACAAACAAAGAGAATGCAATCGCCTTTCTCAATTGAGAGTTGCGATACATCTGATTTATTATGATTCTCTTTATCTTCATGTCTGTAAAAAGCAAAAGCGACAAGGTTGTGTACTTACCTTATCGCTTTGTATTTAATGCGTCAGTTAAGACGCGCCTTAAATCCATGTTATACACTTCACGATGTACACGGTTCGCTTAGTGGTGATTAATAGCTTTGCTATTTTTCACACCACAAAATTAATAAAAACATCCATCAAACTAATACATTCTCTTAATTATTTATAATTTATTAATACTTTATATTGATTTATTATTAGTTTTCAGTATCTTTGAAGCGTTAAACTAATAAATAATTGCTTATGACATTTACACAGACTGAACAGTATTTTTGGGCAGAGCGCATCATGCAAGCGGTCTGCGATGTAGGACAAGTTACCTTTTTGGAGCTTGTATCAGAAAGAAAAAATGTGCGTGCAAATACCCTACGCGGCTTGTATTGTCTTTTCACTCGTGATTATTGCATTCATCCAGATCGTGCGGCGCGTCTTATTGCTCGCACACGTGTAAACGTAATAAATCAGGCACGTAAGTATGCGCAGTATTTACAGGTCAAAGACAAGATGGTTGTCGAATTATACAATAAAATCAAGAATATACTTAAAACCTATGACAATGAGAAGAGATTATGATATTACAATCCCAGATATGTTGTTTCCAAGCGACAACGAACTGGAGATTCCTACACTCGACATCAATATGCAAGCAGAATGTTGTCAGATACCATTCTTATGTTTTGGAGAACAAAAGCGCACATATAACATGAATGGTGCAGGAACACTACATTTCTATACTGACGATTACCGCTTCACTACAGTATACGAACATCCCGAAAAGATATACAAACAACATCATCCTGCAAACATTGTAGAGCCCAATTTCTCTTTGTTCAATGAGACTCCTATATCATTCGGTATGCAAGCTCTCTACAAAAAGCGATGGATTGCGCGCGCTATGCAGACCCGTGGCATTGGCATATTCGTCGACCTTAATGTAGCACAAAAATGGTATCAGCTTAACATGCTTGGCGTTCCCCGTGGGTGGAGGGCTTTCGCTACACGCGGATATTCCGACCGTCTGAACAACCTTGCCTTTGAATTGTCTATCGCCAAGGACTGGGCTTTGGGCAAAACTCCTCTATTCGTTATATACGGTGGCGGCAACGAATGCCGGCGGTTCGCCCAAGAGAATGGTTGTATCTATATTAATCCTGTTGTTACGACAAAGAAAAAAATAGAAGCGTTAAAAAAGATACACGAAGGTGTGGCATTCTTCAACGAAGAATTTTCAGTTAAGAAAGAACTTGAAAAACTCACACCGTTCACGCATCAGATAGAGGATTTCTCATCGAACAGTAAACAAAACATTGAAGACAAAAATTAGTTTATTTAGCGACAAGTGATTTTTAGGTGATTATTAATTAATGAAGTACCTTTGCTTTACTCATAAGCAAAGGTTTAAGTAGAAGGCTGGCTCGCGAGGGTCGGTCTTTTATTTTATATATAATGTATGCATTTAGCAAGCTTTAAAATATATTAAATACTAATATTTCTATTAGTTTTATTTGGTTGTTTGAAGATAATATATTAATTTTGTGATGTAAAAATTAATAAGTAACTAATAAAAGGAGATACAACAATGATACAGCTTACAAAAAGAGAGCTTAACAAGCTCAACACACGCAAAGCAAAGGTCGCAAAACTTAACAACGACCTTAGAGAATATTTTGACGCATCAGGCGATATGTTACTGCCCGACATTGAATGTACCTGTATAGGTTACAGCCCAATGGGAATGGTTGAAGCTAATGACATTAAAGATAAAAATGGTAACGTTGTTGGTTTTCAGGCTTCCGTAGATGACTTAGACTACAAAGTTGAATACGTAGAAGAAGATGGTGATATATACCTTACAGGTTGGGAAGAACTTGAAGACGACCTTAAATATCAGCGTCGCAGACTTAACAAAGCATGGAGAGTGTTCAAGGCAGAAAATCCTGACGCAGAACTTGAACGCGACGACGAGGAGGATTAATTGTTTACACGGGGTAGGCAATGCTTACCCCCCCGACTACATAAAATATTAACTTTGCAAAAAAAACGAAAGATTATGGCAAAAGGTGGAGGTTCAACAAGAACAGTAAGCGCAAACAATGCGAGCGCAAGCAGAACAAACAACAGTTCTAAAGGCAATGCTGAATATATAAGTACGAAAACCAAAGAAATAGAGAGTTTTAAACTGCCAAAACAAAATGATTTCGAATATATCAACATAAATGGAGAAAACTATCGCGTTAAACATGAAAAAACAAGAGACGGTAGACATATTGTTGATATTATAAGAACATCAGATGGATATTCCTTAGGTCGTGACGTGTTTACGAATAGTGGTTCTTACGGCATGGCGACCACAAGAACAAAATCACAGGTGCAAAAGGCAATACGGGAAGAGTTGCTAAGATTGTTAAATATGTAAATATATACATTAAGAGCGTGATTATACAGGATATATGGATTCAGCAAAACTAATATTCTGTATAATCATCACGGTTACAGAGTAATAAAAGTGCTAAGTTTTTATTAGTCTATCAAAATATCTCAAGAAAAATTTTGCGCATCACAGAAGATTTTATAATTTTGTGGTGTCAAATAAATCTACGAGGAGTTTAACAAGGCTCTTTCGTTCTCCCGAGAGGGCATTTTTTATGCCTAATCGTTTTTTCGGAATAAGATACAAGTGTATCGTCCCTTGCATACGTTGTAATGGCGTGTGCGTGCTTTTCGTAGAGGCATTTGACAAAGGGTAGCGGTACACTCTTTTTTTGTTGTATCAACCCAACAATATATTAACGTCAAAAAATCTACGAAAATGAACGACGTAAAAATTTTTAATTCTCCTATGTTTGGAGAACTCCGTGTTACACGGAACGAGAAAGGCGAGTTGCTTTTCTGTCTTAAAGATGTATGCGACTCGCTTGGGTTGCAAGTTGGAGCAACAGCTAAACGATTAGAGCAACAGGTCATTAGTTCAATTAATGTCCTTACCAATGGTGGAAGTCAACAAATGTACTTCGTCACCGAACCCGACCTCTACCGATGCATCTTCCAGTCTCGCAAACCCACAGCTCGCAAGTTTCAAGATTGGGTATTCAACGATGTGCTGCCTTCGCTTCGTACAACAGGCGCATACGTTGTGGCAAAAGAAGAAGACAGTGAGGAGGATATTATCGCCTGTGGCTTGATAGCAGCCAAGGCGGCACTCGCACGACGTGAGGAGCGCATCAAAGAGCTTGAATGCGAAAACAGCCAAAGCAAACAAGTTATCGAAGTACAAAGCGAGCGTATCGCCAAGGACGCACCAAAGGTAGAATACTACGACCAGACGCTTGCTGCCGAGAATATGCTCACTACACGGCAGATTGCAAATGAGCTTGGCATAACACCTAATGAGTTGCACAACAAATTGCAACAACTCAAAATCATCTTCCGTCAATCCAACCAATGGCTGATGAACAAGCCTTACAGCACATGGAAGTTGCATGGCACACGAACCTACACCTATTACGACAGACACAAAGACGTAACTTATTCCAAGCCATATCTGGTTTGGAATCAACGAGGCAGACGTTTTATTCTCGCACTTTACAAAAACAATTTTAATGTAAAGCTCGCTATCTCTGACATCAACGGCAAAACCGCCAAATAGAACCACACACACCAACCCTTTAGCACGCATAACAATGGAAACGAACGCAATAAATAACAATAAGGAGAACTTTTCAATCAGTGACACAACTAACAGCATGCTCGCTTTGCTGCGGGATTTCGTTCGACTACAGAACAAATTAATCGTCGTTTATGACGGCGAAGTTGGCGGCAAGAACGTAATCGAAGCTTCATCCGAACTCTACCGCCTTATGCAAGACGCAATAACGGCGAACATCTGTGAAACGCTCACAGAAACACAGGTGGCACAGTTGTAATCTGACATACATATTTTAAAGGGTACGCACGGCAAAAACGTAGCGTGCCCTTTTTGTTTACACGGAAACTGATAAATCCTTATAAACCTTGATAAAACAGCTTAACTTTGCTTTAAATCATTATAAAACACGTTTAATATGGCAAAAAAGCAGAATAACACGCTCAGCGAATTGGGCGTTAAAGAACGAATAAGCCTAAGCTGTCTGGAGCTTAATGAAGGGCAGATTGTGGGCATCCCAAAGAATCCTCGTTATCTCAAAGGAGAGGAACATGACAAGCTAAAAAAGTCACTCAAGGACTCGCCGGAGCTGTTGCAATACAAGCCGCTTATGGTATACGCTGCCGAAGGTGGCAAGTTTGTCGTTATTTGTGGCAATATGCGTTTGCGTATCTGTCAGGAACTGCACAACGAAGGCGTAGAAAGTTTTGATGCGCTGCCTTGCTTTGTACTTAACAAGGACGTGTCCATTGCTAAAATTAAGGAATACGCCATCAAGGACAACGTACAGGCTGGCAACTGGGACTGGGACGAGCTTGCCAACGGAGATTGGGAGGTAGACGATTTGCAGGACTGGGGCGTTGATTGCTCGTTCTTGACCGACACGGAGCCAGTCAAAGAAATGTCGGAGCGCAAAGAAACGGAAGACGACGCATACGATGAGGACGAGCATGAGATTGAAGCGAAATGTAAGCTCGGGGATATTTGGCAGCTCGGCAGACATAGACTCATGTGTGGTGACTCTACTGACACATCGCAAGTTGCTAAACTACTCGGGGGAACAAACATCCAACTCTATTTGACAGACCCACCGTATAATGTGGCTTACGGTTATAACGGTGCACCAACAGAAAAACATAGAAAAGATGGCCTGGTCGTCTTGAATGACAAGATGGAAAACGATAAATTCGAGGAATTCTTGACAAACGCATTTAACGCTGCCAATGCTAATATGGAGAAAGGTGCTTCGTTCTATATATTCCACAGCGACGGTTACTCCTATTGGTTCAGGAAAGCCCTTTTGAACACGGTAGACCTGGAACTGCGAGAGAATTTGATATGGGTAAAGAATTCTATGACGCTCGGAAGACAAGACTATCAATGGCGACATGAGCCTTGCTTGTATGGTTGGAAAAAGGGAGCAAGCCATAATTGGTTCAGTGACAGAAAACAAACGACCGTCATGGAGTTTGACCGACCGACAAAGAGTGTCGAACATCCGACCATGAAGCCTATTCCACTTTTTGCATATCTTATTCAGAACTCATCGCAGGAAGGCTGGAATGTATATGACAGCTTCGGAGGTAGCGGCACGACTATAATGGCGTGCGAACAACTCGATAGAAACGGTTTCTCGATGGAGCTTGACCCTCATTATTGTGATGTAATAATCAATCGTTGGGAAACTTACACAGGGAAAAAGGCTGAAAAAATCACAGTTTAACTACATAATTTAAAATAAGAAATGATAGAAAAAGTAAATCCACAACATCCCGACAAAGTCGCAGACCGCATTGCCGGAGCCATCGTTGACCTTGCTTACACCAAGCAGGAAATTCCAAAGATTGCCGTTGAAGTTCTTGTCGGACATGGCGTAGCTAACGTTATTATCGAAAGCAGCGTAGATTTCTCTAAAGAAGAAGTACACACAATCGTGGAGCGCATAACCAACTGTGACAATTTACGACTGAATCTTGTAGTCAAGCCACAGGACGCGCACCTTGCAAAGAACCAAGATGGCATTATCCGTTGCGGTGACAACGGAATCTTCAAGGGTATGCCCCTCACTGACGAGGAGTGGGAGTTAAGTCAGATTGCTCGCGGTATCTACGAACGATACCCGTCGGACGGCAAATATATCTTGGGCGGCGATGAGCTGGTAATATGCCAAAGCAATGCCAAGGCAGAAGAGCTGAAAAAACTCTACCCTACTGCAACTGTCAACCCTCTCGGTGACTGGACTGGAGGCATCGATGTCGATAGCGGAGCAACCAACCACAAGCTCGGTTCTGATATGGCTCAGTCGGTAACAGGCGGTGGACTGCACGGAAAAGACCTGTCTAAAGCCGACGTGTCGGTTAATATATATGCTTTTCTTAAGGCGCAAAAAGAGCTGAAGCCTGTGGAACTGTTCTGCGCTATCGGTGATGAAACCGTCGACGGCAAGCCGTACTCCGAGATTGTGGAGATAGCAAAAGACTACATCAACAAGGTCGGTGGCTTCGAGAAGTTCGCCGAGTGGGGACTGTTTTAAAAAGTTGCTTAATGGATAAACAAGTTGTAAAACTTTCGTCAGGAACAAGAAACAATAACCCAAGAAAGATTAGAAACGCCAGTCTTGCCGAGAGCTACGAAAAGCAAGGGTATGAAGTGGTTAGGAGGGGTTATCCGAATAATGCTTTTGTTGCAATCTACAAAGGGTCTAATCCGCACAACCAGCTGGAGAGGACGGTGGGCGAAATCTTTGCCGAAAACGGTCTGAGTTTTACGCTCGAAAAAGACGGCGGCGTAAAAATACGACTAAGAGATGGCAGGTCTTTGGAAATGCCGTCGCTTGACGGGGTGGCCGACAATTCGTTTACTCACGAAATTATGGCTCTTCAAGGCAAGCCAAGTGCCGACAAAGTCGCTGAGGGTATTAAGCATAGCTTTAAAGTGTGGAAGCAGGATAAAAAGCAAAGGATACAAGCAGACATTGCTATCACGTTTACACCCAAAGGCACAAAATACCATAGGGAGGACATTGACGCAGGCGTGAAAGAATACAAGAGACAGGTAAAAGATGGTCAAACAGAAGCAAAACCATTGATATACTTGCATGTTGACGAGGGTCACAGGGAAATATACTATCGGAATATAAAATAAAAAAAGGCGGTATCGCCTGTATATAGGATGCCGCCGTAGGGTTTATTTTTGTCCCGATGGTTCATATACTCCAACTGGCTACTAACCCTCCCACAACAAAAGTTGATGTGCAAATATAATAATAATTTAGACAACGACAAAAAATAATGAGCAAAAAGTGATGTCACAAATATTTTATGGTGAAAAAATAAAGAAACTATTATGAGTAAACCACTGCCCATCAGAACAACCATTGAGCGTGCGCTCAACATAAATATTTCATCATCGCTGCCTGCAAAGGACAAGGTGGCGGTGATGGAATGTTTGCTAACGTTAAGCGCAAATGATATAAGGCGCATAAATGAAAGCGACAAAGCAACTGCTTTTGTTAGCTTGTGCGCCAACATACTCCGTCGTGGTGAATTGATGGAGTATATGCAGATTCTCGAAATGTGCCGTAAAATGGCTTTAAACAACGATAAATGCGTTTGAAAGTGCTATAAACGTGTTTAAATGTACGATAAACGCATAGTGAAAGGAAAATAAAAGGAATAAGGAGAAGAATATGCCACTGTCAAGAAATGAAAATAAACGCAAAAAGCAACTTGCAAATTTGGAGAAAGGCAAGTTTAAAAAGGGCGAGATTACCAATCCTAAAGGGCGACCGCCTAAGCCTAAGACGATGACGGCGTTTATCGCTGAAATGAAGGAAAAAGGCTATGAAGTGCCAACATCGCAGACCATAGCCGAGTCGTTTCTGTATATTGCCACCCTGCCCGAGGACGAGCTTAAAGCCGTTCTTGCCGACAAGACACGTCCTATGATGCAGCGTATCGTTGCCAAAGGCATACTTAACAAAAAAGGTATGGATATACTCGAACGTGTCGTAGATAGAGCCTATGGCAAGATACAACATATAGACCTCACAAGTAAAGGCGAGCAAATTAAGCAGGATCCTTTGCAAGTGCATGTCGTTACTAACACAGAAGAATACAACAAGGTTCTTGCGGAGATACAAAAGGAGAAAGAACGTAAAGAAGCACAACCGGATAAAGAATAGAATATACACAAATGCCACACGTATTTTTAGCAAAGAACTACATGAAAGTGGACGCTGCCAAGAAAGCAGGGTTCACAACCGTGTCGTTGCAAGGAAGCTCGCGCTCAGCCAAAACATGGTCGATTGTGCAGTTCCTTTGTGTCTATTGCTTTAATAACGCTGGCACAACCGTTTCCATTATACGTGCCGGTATGCCTTCTATTAAGCGTACTGTATACCGTGACTTTAAGAATGTGATGCTGTCCTTTGGTTGGTGGAATGACAAGTCAATGAACAAGTCGGAGTATGTCTACACTTTTCCTAATGGTTCTTGGATAGAGTTTTTCTCTACTGACAACGAGCAGAAGGTGCGCGGTTCAAAGCGTAAGATTTTGTTCGTAAACGAGGCTAACGAGCTTTCTTTTCTTGAGTGGCAGCAGCTTCAGATGCGTACTACAGAGTTCTCCATACTCGACTACAATCCATCTTTCTCAGAAGAACACTGGATAAATCAAGTAAACGAGGAAAAAAACACTTATTGGTTTATCTCAACGTACAAGGACAACCCATTTCTTGAGCAGAAGGTAATTGACGAAATAGAAAGTCTTAAGTGGAAAAACCCGAGCCTGTGGCGAATCTATGGACTCGGACAGCGAGCTATTGTTGAGGGCCTTGTGTTTGAGAATGTTGTCGTTGACGATTATATACCGGTAGAAGCACATAGACATCATTGGATTGGCATGGACTTTGGCTATACCAACGACCCTACAGCTATTGTAGAAGTCTATCTATGTGGTAACGACCTATATGTAGACGAGCGTTGCTATCAAACGAAAATGATGACTGACGATATAATTAGAGAACTAAAAAATATAAAAGGTGACTTAGAAATAATATCAGAGAGCGCAGACCCACGTCTTGTTGATGAGATATACAATGCTGGTCTGAATATCAAACCTGTTACAAAGTTCAATGGTTCTGTAAACGCTGGCATTATGAAGATGCAACAATTCAAGATACACGTTACGAGCCGTTCTATAAATATTCGCAAGGAGTTTAACAACTACACTTGGCAACAGGACAAAGAAGGAAAGTGGCTCAATGTACCAATTGACATGTGGAATCACGGATTAGACGGTATTCGATATGTTGTTCTTGACAAGGTTCTTGGTGCATACGGCAGCGGAATGCAAGCCGCCGACATTCTCGGTCTGATGGGTTAAAATCGAAATGCTTATGAAACGAATATACGATAAACAACCAAGGGAGCATCATCGCAAACGCTCCCATTATAATAGCAGAGGGGTAGCTAAATTTTCCTTTGATAATGAGAAGGCAACCGCAAGGTACATAAAGAAAAAGCAGCTGCTTGGTTACTCCGCATATCTTTGTAGTGAGTGCAATCATTGGCACATTGGGAGGGGTAAAACAAAATAAGGAAGAGAAGAAATCCTCTTCCCTGCCCAATTCCTATGATAGTTTTACATTCTTTACTGACCAATCACCGATGGTAAGATGCTCGGCTTCTGCTTTATGTTTCAATAAGAAAAGATAGTCTTTATCAATAGACGTATGAAGCATTGTTTTATTGAGTTTTTTACGCCCTGCGCCTATCCTTGCGCCTCCGCTTCCTTTCTTTCTCATTTTATGCTTTGACCGTGATAGCGAGGGCTGAATGTATTGTTATTCTTCGTGCTTGCTAATATGAATGTCGATTTCTACTTCTGTAGGTTCATCATCCCAAGTAGGAACATCTATTCCTAAGTCTTCACAATAACTTTCGTCAATGTCAAAACAATGACCGACACCATTGCTTTCCCAATTAAAGAATCCTCTAACAGGTGGAGATGTGAATAGATGTAAGCATTCATCTTCATCGCAAGCAATAAAAGCTAACATATTTGTAAGAAATACTGGTTTCATGTCTGATGCCTTATCCGTGTTGGCGAGGGCTGATAAAAATTGTAATTTTAATTTCTTGAACATAACCTTTTGGTCAAGGCTATCGGCAAAACAAAGAGAAATAGACTCTTTTAATTGTTCGTCCGTTCGGTTATCTATATAATCAGCATAAATAGCTTCAATATAGCTATTATACTTATTAAAATCATATTTTATAGAACCATCAGATAGGTGAACAATATTTTTTGTTCTTCTATCTATATTCTTGTTTTTTGGAATATATACAGTATTACTCATTCTTCAATTCTTTAAGTGCAAAAATCAAAAGTCTATCTATATCCATTGATAGTGAATAGTAGTTATCGTCATCTATTCTTTTATTGTCTCTTAATCGGTTGCGGCGATAAATTCAAATTCGTCTTCTATTATGTCATTTTTCCAATAGATAACCTTAACCTCCTCTAAAGTTTTGTTGTAATCTTCAATAGAAAACACAAACTCTATTATTTCGTTATTCTTCTCCATTTCGTCATTAATGTACGAAACAGACCATTCGTCACTATTTATATCGTTAATGCAAAACGTTTTTTCACTTGCTTTGCTTAGCTGTTCGAGGTCTCTTGAGATTGTAAATGTTAAGCTTTTCTTTCTGCCAATGATAGGTAAACCATCTTTGCGTGTAACTTTAATTTTCATTGTTGTATCTCCTTTTTTATTAGTTATATATTAATTTCTACAACGCAAATTAATATATTATTAGTATATAACAAAATTATCTGCTATAAATTTTTCTTTTATTAGATTTTTTAAGACTTTGCAAATTGTTTACACAGCATATTGGTTTTGTAATCGCCAGCTATATGCGTTTTGTAACTTTGCTAACAAAGTTAGCAAAATATGAGAAAGATAACAGAAATACTCGCCAATGATGGCAACACAGTACATATGTTACTGACGGCACGAAAATTACCACAGCATGAGAATTTTGAAACACTTATGAAACAGTGGGATCCTTACAAACATGATGTCTTCGACAAAAACAAACGCAAGAATAAGAAGATAAAAGTACCAACCGACCAAAAAGACCCGATTACAGGACAGGTTATATACAAAACCGAACTTGTTGACCGAGTGCGCATTGCTCTGCCTACGCAAAATATTATTGTGGAGCGACTTGTCGGATTCTTACTTACAAATGCCGTAACGTACAAAGCGAACTCGCATGGCGTGCTGTTAAAGTCGCTTAACAGCAAGCAGCAGCAGCTTTTTGATGCATTGTTGCACTGCTACCATGACAACAAAATGAAGTACTTTGACAAACGACTTGTGCGTACAGTATCATCACAATGTGAAGCGGCAGAGTTGTGGTATATGACAACCGACGAAAACGGACGACTCGGTGGTGAGATACGTGTACAGCTTTTATCTCCTGCCAATGGCGATAAGCTCTATCCACATTTCAATGATTGGCATCGTATGGACGGCTTCGGACGTGAATACTACACATTTGACGAGCTTGGAACGTCTGAACAGCATTTCGATGTATACACAGACCTTCATGTGTACAAGTATATCAATAATGGCTTTGGCTGGACGTGCATAGACGTAAAAGCACACGGCTTTACCAAAATACCTGTCGTATACTATCGTCAGTACAAATCCGAATGGGCGGACGTTCAATGGGCAGCAGACCGTGTGGAGGAATGTATATCCAACTGGGGTGATACAAATGACTATTTTGGTACACCCAAGTATTTTATACAAGGCAGGCTTGAAGGCTTTGCTGAGAAAGGCGAACAGGGTGCAGTATTCCAAGGAGGGAAAGACACAAAAATGAACGTTTTATCTTGGGATCATTCGCCCGAGTCGGTCAAAGGCGAAATCGCATACCTATTCAACATTATTTTCTCTTTTACGCAGACTCCCGACATATCGTTCGAGAACATGAAAACGCTGGGCAACAATACAAGCGGTGTCGCTATACGTTTGATGTTTACAGATCCTTTTATAAAGGTTGGCAACAAAACGGAAATGTATGGAGAAATGTTCACACGCAGAAGTAACATCGTAGCCAATGGTATTTGCAACGCCGGCATTTACGTAAAAGGCATAGACATGAGTGTGGCTGAGAATATTGACTTTGAACCAGTGTTTGAGCCGTACATACCAAAGAATAATGTTGAGCTAATGCAACTTATCACTCAGAGCAACGGAGGCAAACCGTCGACCTCGCAGCGTCGCTCCATTGAGCTTAATCCACTCAACGATGATGCAGATAGTGTAGAAAAAGAAATGAAAGAAGAGCAACAGAGCGAATTAATGCAACAGGCGGCAATGCTTGGTATGGGCAGTTCCGCATCAGCAGCACAGTCAGTAGAAAATAACGAGGAGGAATAATTATGTCAAAAAATAGTGGAGGAACAAGGAAGAGTCGCCCAAAAGAAACTCTTCCTACTGAAAAGATTACTGCTGTCAGTGACTATATGTACACAATTAATGACAATGGAGCTTATTCAGATTCAGACAAGGCAAAAGCTATATATAAAGGTCGTGAGGAATTAAAGAAATTATATCCAGACCAACCTTTCATTACTGTAACACATTTAAGTGTTGACGAACAAGGCTATTTGCATGTAGATATAGGTCTCAACGGAAAAAAGATAGCCGGTATGCTGAGAGAATTTGGGCAAATTCGATATGATACAAGAGACAACAAATTCCATGTCACCTATCAAGGGTATAAATGGGAAACTGCAACTCTCAACAATATGAGGGAGCAATACAAATATATCCAAGACAAACAAAATTTTGGTAAATGGGATAAGAAAATGGAAGAATTAATTGACAGACACAACAATAAACCCACAAAAGAACATAATGCTTTTATGGATATTGAGCAACGATACAGATTAAGTAAGTGATGGCAAAAAAGCTAACATCAAAACAAAAGAAAGAGCAGTTAAACCAACTATTCGCAGCGTACAACCGCCGACTTGGCATGTTGTATAGTGGTTATGTCAAGAAGCTGCTCTCTCTTGGCTATAACGAAGATGTGCTCGAAAGTGACGCTCTTTTCAATTTTGACAATTTCCCTTTGCTTAAAGCTCGACTTGAAGACATATTTAACGACTATTTCCAAAACAGTATATTATGCTACAAAAGCGGCATAACAGACGGCGTTTCTTTGGCGTACACGCATGATGGCGACGCTTTGGGGCAATTCTCCGTACTATCAGACAAAGCCTTGCAGACCGCAAGAAAAACGGCAGCAGCGACGTTTATCGCCAATAGACTCAATGCTAAAAACGGCTTAAACCTTGCACAGTCTGTTTGGAACTACTGCCAGCAGACGAAAGCGGAGTTTGAAATGGCGATGTCAAATGTAATAGCCGACGGATTGGAGAAGGGCACGTCGGCAGAAGAAGTAGGAAGAAGATTACGGCAGTATCTGAATAATCCTGACATGATGTACCGCCGTTATCACACCGTAAAAGTGCTGAAAAACGGACAGAAGAAGGATGTTGTCACTTGGCGCAGGAAGCGTATTATCGATGGACGTGTACGTTTTGTAGAAGAGCCGCTCGAACGTGTAGGGCAAGGCGTATATCGCTCCGCAAGAAAGAATGCTCTGCGTGTTGCTCGCACGGAGATAAATGCAGCTTATCACAAGGCGCGAAACGAACGTTGGAAAAATGAGCCTTTCGTCATTGGTCAGCATATACATATCTCTCCACAGCACGATCCAGAGGAAGACGCAGATATCTGCGACGAACTTGAAGGCTATTACCCAAAAGATTTTGACTGGGACAGTTGGCATGCTCAATGCATGTGTACCAGTGACCCCGTTATGATTAGCGGTGAAGAACGCAAGCAGTTCTATAAGCGACTGGCAAAAGGAGAAGATATGACAAACTACATATCTCCGAACCGTGTAAAGGACGTGCCCGACCAATACAAACGGTATATTGAAGCCAACGGTGACAAAATCGTGGACGCATTTAAACGCGGTAAGCTTGCATGGCATTTAGCTGATAATAAAAGTTATTGGGTGAAGTATTTGGACGCAACACAACGCAAGGAAATGGGCGTAAAGGCAATGTCTCGTCGTGAAGCAATACAAGAGATTGCAAAAGCAAGGCACGCGAAGCGAGATGTGGAAGCTATTAAAAGAAAGGTAGAGCAGCGACACAAACGACTTGCAACAGAAAGAGCTTATACACATTATGGCAAGAGCATCATGCGCTATATGGACGGCATAAAAGATGTAGATACATCGGCATTAAAAGTAGCTCTTGACGCAAAAGATTATGCAAATATTTACAAAGAAGCGGAAGCACTTAAGGAGCAGGGCAAAAAGATTTTGTCTCTGTCGCGGCTCGACAACCCTATTCTTGTTGCACGCAACTACTCAATGTCAGAAGCTATTGCCGTCAATAGTGCTGTCGAAGCAAGATTGGCAAGAGAGAGTGCCGAGTTGCTTCCAAGAAAACGATTTCTCGAATCCGAGATTAGATGGGTCGAAGAACATAAAAAATACAACACGTGGAAAGTTGCCCAAGATGCGTATAAGAAAGAACTGCGCATTGTAGAGAAAAAGATTGAAATTAAAGATGTTGCCGACAGTGTTAGTAGCGCACTCGCATACGCTTCTTTATCAAAAAGCAGAAAGATAAAAGAGTTAGCATCCGAGATGAATCGCATATTGACTCAAAAAAATGTCGACTTAGCTTTAGCAAGAAGCAAAGCACAGGAGATTAATAGAAAATATCAGCAGCTCCTAAAAAACAAGACAAAATCACCTAAGGTTTTGAAGGAAACGGCAGTTAATCACGAAACAATAAAAGATTTAAAGAAGCGCCTGGGTACAAAATTCCCAAAAACTCTTGAACATCTTGAAGATGCAATAAGTGAATACGAAAAAAACAGCCGTTTTTATGGCGCTGCGGCAAAAACTCATAAAAATGAGATAGAGATATTAATGCAGCAGGTGTTTAATGAACACGATTTGGGAATGAACATAAAAGATTCTATACTCGAAAAGGTCTTAAACTCAAAATTCATGAACACCTTTGAAACTGGTTCATCTGGAGGTTACTTAGGTTCTACGTCTACAACAGGCAAAATCAGCCCTACACATTCACGTTTAGAGGCTGCTCACAAACTGTTCGGTCTTCCACAACGAGACCTTTTAACACAACAATTAGCGAGAACCGAATATGAAAAATACGGAAACTTGCTCGACCATAACATACTGCGCTCAATGCAGAATAACACAGCAAGAAGCTACGGTAATGTCGAAGTTCGTTTTAAAAAAGACAAGGTTGTAGCAACGTGGACAGCAGGAGATTCTTTAGGTGTTAGATATCAACCGTCTTTGGTTAGCGACCCAAAAGCGTGTTCTTATGACGATTTTTATAATACACCTACGTCAAGTAACATACAAACAGCAAACCTTGTAGAATTTAAAAAGAAGCACATATCAACATATCTCGAGCTACAATATCACGGACAGCTTACTGTTGATTGCATAGAATCCATAACCTATCCATACGATATTTTAGATGGCTCTCACGATAATTTTTTAAAGGTTGCCAAGGAATTTAAAAAGAAAGGCGCATCCATCTATTATATAAAAGGAAACGCCTTGTATAAATTATAAATACACTTCCCTTATAAAGGCTTCAACATTTGGAACCTTTATAAGGTAAGTGTTCATAACATCTGCTAACTCATAAGGATTCCATTTGCCAACATAGGAAGCGACATAAGAAGCGATGTCTTTTTGCGCCGCATTAGCACGAATGTTGCTTGCAAAATTCTCACATGCAGCTTTTTCGGCTATCCACAGCTGACCTTCATTTGTACCTTCGAAGGATTCTGGCATTATCGCCTCGCCCTTATAGAAATGGCAATATTTTAAAATATCTTCTGCTGTCATGTTGATATTCTTTTTAGTTAATAATATGCAAATGTACGCCAAATATTTTGCACGCACAAATATTTGAGCTACCTTTGCACCACATTGTTGTATCTCTAACGAGATATTACGTTAAACTCCTTGCCCACTGCCAAATGTATCTCCGTTGGCAGTGGGCTTTTGCGTTTATACACCTAAGGCTTTTTGAATACATATTTTTTCACTATCAGATAGCATATTCCATTGTATCTTGCGATAATGCCCATCAACGAGAAGCATAAGCGACACCGCAGGTCCAATTGCTTTATTTTCAACTACACGTATTGATACTGCCATTGCATTGCGATATGATTTTCTGCCTTTAACAGGCGCCGTGTTCTTTAAATCACATTCATATGGCGAAGTTGTCGTAACATTAAACAGCTTTGCCAACATATATTCTGTGTATACGTTCATATTCTATCCTATGAATTTATCGTAGTAGTCATTATCAAAAGAAATCTTTTCTTTGTCAAAGTCAGTCGATATTTCATGTGCATAACAACTAACTTTTGTTATGCATATTCTATTTTCTAACTTATCGCCACTTAAAGACACAGAATCCGGAATGTTTTCACTATATGTTCTTACTTTAACATAGAAATATCCATTACCATTTTCAAAAGTTTCAATACTCTTTTTGACCAATTCACATTCATCGTAGTATTGACGAACGTAAGCCAATGCATCCTCTTTATTTGCAAAGACACGAAGGACTCCTGAATGTATATCGCAGACATCATTACTATTGTCTTTGTCTTGCTGTTTCGACTCAACTTCTACGACGTAGACGTAAGATGACGTAGGAACTTCTTGCATGGAAACAGGTGACAGTGTGGACGCTTCTTGTGGTTTTCTAATTGTAGCCATATCGTTATTTTCTAAAGTTTATATATGCACTTGGATAACGCATCGAGCAATGTTCTGTAACAACATATCCTTGTCGGCGGAATGCTCGCACAACGTTATCAACCGCTTCGAACGAAGATGCATGCCATTTGTTTTCGTTCGGCATAGATCCTGTCCAGTTACCAGCACAGCAACCTTCGGTTCGCTGAAGAATCTGTACTTCTTTTCTTTCTTTTAAATTGTCAAGAACCCATTGTGCAAGCTCATTCTCTTGCTCTTCTCTTGCATTTGACTTTGGAATTTCTATCATATTATTGATTGTATTTTAGATTTAACAATGCACAAAACCTTTTATAAACATGAATTTATATGTTTAAAAGACTGTTTATAAGTTCTTCTTTGGTTGCGAATATCTCGTTCATATATCTATTTTCCTTACGTTTGTCAATACTGATAACTACGGAATTGCCGTGTATGGATTTGTGTACCAAAGTAAGAATGTGGTTAAACTCTTGCGAAGGCAGCGATAACACGTCTTTAGAGATACCAGCTCTTTCTGCGCAGAAGGAGTAGACATTTTCGATAAGATACTGTGAACGATAATCCAAATAGAATTTGTCTTTTTGTTCGCCTATAGACATTGACATATACAGGATAGTTCCACTTACTATTTTGTTGTTTAGCATCGTATAGACAGTTTGTCCAATACGGAAGTCACTTGCGAGAATTGTAGCGGAGTCCTTCACTGCTTTCATACCGCTGTCTTCATAATTAAAAGTAGCATAGAGTTGATTTTGTTCCTTGAGTGCTTTGAACATTCTTTCCATGCACTCTTCTTTGGTTGCCACTCGCTCTGTCTCTATACCATCTTCGTCTATTTCAACGACAATATCATCAAAATAATTCTGATTTTTATCACAGATGTGCAATCCGAGCTCTTGAGCTTTGATAACATCGTTAGCCGTTGTAACCTCAAAGCCAGCAATGTATGAATCTTCAAAAAAAATAGTTTTCATAATCGTATGTTTTAAATTATTATTTATTAGTTCCGTGTGTGGAATCGAACCACAATGGAAAGCCTATCTTTACACGAAAACCGACTATCTAAGTTGTCATCTTGCGTTTAACGTTTTCTTCTTAACGTGCCATAATACTGTATGCCACACATGTTTGCCGTGTTATCTCACGCCTTATGATTTTTCGTCTTCACTAAGGTTTGACGGTGGGATAATGAGCACCCCTTTCCGTGCTGTCTGCTTATACGTTCACAGGCCAAACGACAAGTTCGAGTTCTTGCGACTGAGTTTAGGTATTCTCCTTCCGATTTCTCTTTCAGTCATTTTTAGACGGATGGCTCAAAGGAACTTCTAACGAAAATCTGTACCGTATTCTACGTAGTATTGCGCCGTGTGCGGTCTCGCTCCGCTTGCCTTTCAATCGGTCGCGGCTGTATCTTGTCTTCCAGTTATCTTCTCTCTTTTGTACAGTCATACAAAACAAAATCCATAGATGAATAATTTTTTGCATATTGGGGTACAGGTGCTAAAAATGTAGCATACACGAACCTTGCTTCTAATAAGCTTTTATCATATTTTTTCTTTTTCACTATGTCTTTTGCTTCCAAAAACATTCCTCCAAGAGTTGTGCTTTTTAGTATTATCTTTTCAACACATATGTCATAAGTTAGACATAAAGTACCTTCTGTTATCATGATTGTATGTTTTTAAGTTAACATTAGCGGATAATGGTATGTTTATAAACGCACCTGTAAATCTGTTGGTTTGATATTATCACCATCTTTTCGTGCTATTTCAATAGCTTCTTCAACACTGTGAGTTTTTACATATCCAAACTTTCCATGCTTATGACTGTAGTAAGTGTAGACTGTATAATTTTTCTTTTTCATAATCGTTTGTGCTTATTTGTCCAAATTTTCTACCAGATACTTGATTTCGCTGTCCGACAATTCGATGTTTTGAGAATGTTTGAATTTGATTATCTCCTTGATTCCTATAACTTCTTCCACAGCTTGATAGGCCATAGCGTCCGTGTCGTTGCCTTTATCGAGAGCAGCAATTATGTTATGCGCGAAAATTGTAATCATATCTTTTGCTGCTGTTTTAACGTTTTCTACTTCTTTGCGCAAAACCTCAGTTTCTTTGTTAAAAGTGCAACCGCACTCAATAGCAAAATCATTCTTTATATTCTCGCACATCTGGTCGATGTCTGCTCCAAACTTCTGTGCAAAGTATGTATCACCTTTAAGTGATTGTAATACTTTAATTTCTTCTTGTTTTGTCATTGTTGTATCTCCTATATTAGTTGTTTATTAATTTTTACACCGCAAAGTTAATATTTTATCTTCGAACAACCAAGTAATTCTTAGTTTATTTCTCTGTATTAAGAATAATTTAGAGATTACCTATTAGTAGAAATAAATATAAAATATAATAGTACTAATATCAACAAAAATACCTACCTTTGTAAACAAATCTAAAGCTTATGACGCAGGTATACGACATGTCAGCAGAAGAAATCCGTGAGCTTGTAAAACAATACATTGAACATGGAGTTATAAGTCGAGCTATACAATGCTATGAACGGCTGTTGTGGCTCGGTAAATTGCAACAGCGCGAGTATTTAATATTAAAAATGATGTATGCGCAGCAGGCCAAAGAAAGTGTTTCAAAAGCAATAATTAAAAGATATAACAAAATTTACGTATTATAAAATTAAAACTATGAAAAAAGGTAGTTCTGACCGGTTAACAGCCATAGGTGTAACTTTTATTATTTTTATGATAATGTCCGCAATTGGACAGAAATCAAACGATGAAGAAATAACCGATAAGCCCTTGTATGAAAATACGGAGTATGTAGAAAGTTTAGCGGAAGACTTGATTAAAAAGAGATTAAGAGACCCTGACAGCTATGAATTTGTAGACATGAATGAAGTACAATCATCTAAAGAGAATGAAAAATTATTCATTGTTAAATACAGAGCTAAAAATGGCTTTGGTGGATACAATGTTTGTCAAGCTATGTTTTCTTGTGATAAAGATAAATTAACTATTATCACAAATGAGGATTAATTATCTCTTTATCTACGTAAGAGAGATTTATTACAATAATTGGAAAGATAAAGAGTGGGGCATTACAACCTCACTCTTGTTTTTTATTCCAGCGCCTCCAGAGCTTCTTTAAGTGCATCTTTTATACCATTGTGCAAAAAATGCTTTGTAAGATACAGCACGTTATACCCTTTGTCCTCGACATACTTGCCATATACCATACCAGCAACAACAATAACGGTGTAACCCTGCGGAGCTACGACACCGGGTTTTGACGCATATTCCTCCAATGCTTTTTGTACTTGCGCCTGACCGCCTTTTACTTTGTCAGGCTCGGGAATATTACCTATAAAAGAGTTGAGTAGCTTACCGTCTTTGAACACAGCAAATGATATGGAGTTTTTAAGATTTGCCGTTTGGTCTTGGTAACCTTTATTGTCTTTTGAAAAAGTCACAGCTTCTTCGCCAAGCTGTGCGAGTAACAGATCCAAAACGTTCTCCACGGCTTGTTTCTTCTCCATAAGCCTTTGTTTTAAGGCTTCTATACCTTTTATTTGTATTTCTGCTTTTGCCATACACTATTGATTAGAATCCCTATTAACTGCTATTTGTACAACACAAGGTCGCTGACATACGCCCATTGCTCCAGCCCTTTGCCATCATACATAGAGTAGTCCATGAACCACCACTTGTATACACCCGATTGCATCGCTCGACGTGTAGCGAGTCGGAAACCGCTTGTTGTGCGAAGCAAACACCACTCGCCGTCGTTGGGCAACTCGGTGTTGGCATCATGCCATATAGTTTGTAAGTACTGTTTAATACCGGCAATAAAGGACGAGCGCAAATCATCGCGAGTAAACTTGCACTCGTCCACATCACCACTGAAAAGATTAAGCGGATAGCCTTGCGCCCATGCGCATCCCTTATCAACACAATCCTTCCGTGAAAGTGTGTCAACATGCACTGTTGTTGTTTTCTTTTTTCTTGGCATTTACGTATTCTTTAAGTACACAAGCACCATCTTCAAGCAAAGTATATCGTTCACGCTGCTCAGCAGACATTGCATCGTATGCAGCACGGCTTGCCTTCTTTATATTATCTTGACTGTATAGCGTTTTAAAGAACGCATCAAAAGTTGCCTTTATAGCCTTGTTCTTTACGATGTTGTCCCGATACGTATTACGGTCTTCGCCCATAATGTTTTCAAGCATCATTTCAATAGACTTTAACGCCCGTACAGGGAACATCGGTGCAAAGCAACTACGGACATCAATATGCTTTAACTCCTGTATTCGCTTGAATATATGCTCAAAAGTGTCACTTGACATACATATAAGGTTTTGGACTACTATCATCAAAGCACAGAGACCAGGTCTGCCCACACCAAGGTTTGCCAACTTTTTGGATATTTGCTCATGTAGCCTTTTCAATATAGGTGTTGTCATATCGTATAGCTGGTTGGCATATTCGTTGCAATAATCAGGTTCAGAACTTTGTTCTACTGTCTTTATTATGCTGCGTAGAGAACGCTGTGCATCACGAAAAAGCTTCTTTGTCTTAAACTTAAATAAACCTTTCTTGCGTAAATAGTCCTCCATATAGATAAGCCAGTTGTCCGTTATCAAATACTCCGTGTATGAGAACTGAAACACCGACACTTTGCCAATGTTGAGCGTTTCTTGTATATATTCAGTATCAACAGACTGGTCGGCATACACTCTATGAATGCTGCCAAAAGACTCTACATTATAGCATTTTATTGGATTTTGCATATTTTATTCTGATATATTGTTTTGTTGCCGGTACTCATTAACAGCATTTGTAAAGTAAGGCGAAAATGCAAGTTCTTTTATATATTCGTCGATTGATGTAACGGTTGTGCTATTGTCACCACGCTCCCAGCTACTGACATAGAACATCCAACACTTCGTAACATACACCTCTTGCTGTGAGTTGTTGAATGGATTAAAAGCCGTTGTTTTCTCAATAATAATGTGAAGCCTGCGGTCATTAGACCACAATTCATAGCCTCCCGCCGTCTTGACAGCGTATGCATCTTTATTATTTGATTTTATAAAATATTCTTTTTGCGACATTGTGTATCTCTTTTATTTATTTACATTTACTTCATTGATATTACTTTTAGCCATCGCTCGATTGCAAGTGCAGATTCATCAAACGAGCGACAAACCATATATTCAAAACCAAGAGCGCAGACCTTTCTCTGAAATTCTTTTTGTTTCTCAGACAGTCTGCCATCGGGCGTTTTTACTTCGAGGAACAACACATTATGCTCGGCTATTATGATAAGGTCGGAGAATCCGGCAAGAATCCCCTCACGCTTCATTATCGCAGCTTCTTTCGCATTACGAAAGCCACCATTAGGAACGGCAGCTATTATATACCGTGGATATTGCAAGCGAAACCATTGTACGACAGCTTGTTGAATGCCAGATTCGACATGCTGAGGTTTGGAACGCTGATTGTGCTTCAATAGGAGAAGCTGCCATTTACTCAAATTCTGCGTCATTTTTGTTAGTTGCATTATGCACGTCAGAATACCATCGTCTCCATTCTTCTTCTGTGCGCATCCATTGAAGACATGGTCTATTTTCAGGCATTGTCAAAGCTGATATAAGACCAAGCATTTCGTCAAAGCTTAAATGGTCGCTATGTTTATCACCCTGCCAAACATCGAAACCGTAATCACCATCTTTTTTTATTATAATATCTTCCATTTTCTACATCCATTTTGTCCAACGTTTTTGTTCAATTGGACGATAATAAATCTTACACTTGTCGTTTTCAAAAAAACCATTATTCCTTGATATGGCATTCATTATTGCGCCACGTCCAACCCCTAACACGTTTTTCCCGTTTTCAGCGACAAGCTGAAAGGAAGATGTATATGCTCTTTCTATCCTTGAACCTTTAAGTTGCAATACAAGCACCCTTTTTCTCTGCTTTCTTCTGTCTTTCATTTCTACTTCACCTCGCTTTCTATTTGTTTTTGTGACTCACGTATCAACAAATCTATAATTTTAACAATTACTTCTCTATTGCTTATGCCATGAATACCATCTGTGGCTTTTAACTCCACACAGTACACAAGCTCTTCCTTGCGTAGCTTGCGGTATTGAGCATTCAATTCTTTTATATGTTCTATCTTTTCCATTACTTTTAGTTTATGCATGTGCTGACATTTCATATTGCACAGCACATGCTTCGTTAACTTTACAACAGCACAAGGTCTGCGACATGTGTTCCGGCAGGAATAATGAGATTGTCCATACGAGTGCCAAACTGAGTTTGTCGTAGTATGTTTACCTCTTCGCATACATTGACAACAACGTTTACTTTGCTGCTACCAGTAATTATTGACATTGGCACAACAAAAGAAGATGTAAGGCGTTTGTTTTCCTCTACAAGCAAACCATTCATGGCATTGTCTTGTGTAGATGTAATGATTGCGTCTCCAAAACCTGCTATGTTAATAACAGTCGGCACAATAACGCCACCTTTATGCAAAGGAACATCCTCACTTGCTATAAGAGGTATTATACGTGGTTTATTCGCCTCTTTCTCTTCTTGAGACTTTGATTCCTTGTTGTCTTCACTTTGTGCATCCTGTACCTCGTCCTCTAATGTTTCCATTGGCGGAACAAACTGAGGTGCGTCGTTTTCTGTAGGTTTTTCTGTTTTTTTGTATCTTCCCATATTTTATTTTTTAAAAAGGTAAATCACTATCATCCACGGGCTGTGCAAATGGAGCATCACAAGTTGCAGCCGCATTAACTGGAGTGTTGTCAAATGGTTTCATGCCTCCGAGGATTGGCATTGCGTCCAATTGATCCTTTGTCATGCTTTCACGTACTTCTTTCGGTAAAGACTGCTTTACAAGGTGCGTTTGGTCATATTTGGATTCACGCAAGGCAAAAGCATTCAAATCCAAATAGACAGCCTTAGGAGTGCCATCAGCATTTGCGCTAACAAAAAGATGATTCTCTTCAATAGGTACAACAAGACAACGTTTTGTTCCCGTGCGTCCTTTAATGCTCATAACACCAGCATTCTGGTATTTTAGAGCATTCAGTTTGATTCCATAGTTTTCTTTTTCCATTTCAATTTTTTATTTGTTAACCTTTTAATCTATCCAAGAATGACACATGACATTTACCATTAATCAATTGAAATTTAAACTCCAACATATCATCATCTGATAAATCACCCACATCATTAATAACAAGAGTAGGAAAATCGTACATACGAGCAAATCCTTTTTCTTCAATGTGTGCATCGAAATTTTCAGGCTTTAAATTCTGTGTATCGCAGAAAAAATAATCCAAGCTCTCAATAACATGGCAGTTTATCCATTCCTTATCTTTTAGATAACCGGTATCTACGAGTTCGTAATGCAATTTGGCATTGTCAGCCATCACCGCCTTAACCCTCTTTATTTCTTCGTCGATGCCTTTCTCTAACAATTTGCTTGTGACGAGTGCAGCACTATTCCGCGTCTTGAAGTATTCTCGCTGTGCGGCTCGCATTTGGCTTACCTTGCGAAAAAAAGTCTTGTTATTCATTATCTTGTTTTTTAAGTTCTTCAATGAGTACGTTAGCGTATCTAACAGCTTCCCTCGCATTACCCTCCAAACTTTGGTACTCAAACTCAATGCCTGGGTCTGTGCTGCGCCTTTCGTTCCCTTCGTCCATATAGATAGCGCAAAGCATATCCTTAGCAATCTCATATCTACGCTGCTCCCAATCTATCGGCTTATGAGTGGTGACTGCCGTACAGTTACGCTTATCTCTTGTTAGTTTTGCCACACATTCCTTGCAACGTCCTTTGTAGGACTTTGAGAAAGCGGACAGTGACAAAGTTCGTCCGCATATCTCACACGTTTTCATTTCCATTTTACATTGCTTAATATTTTTTGTACCTTTCTATAAATACACTGGCTGCGCCTTTTGCGACATCAGCAAGATACTCTGCTTCTGTCTTGCCTTTGAGTAAGGCGATATTTTGTACTGTGCCACGGAAACATCTGACATTATCTATATCTGTATTATAAGCGACCATCATTTTTGAAAACATATCCTTAGCAAGGTCGTATTCGCGTTGCTCCCAATCAATCGAATCATGTTGAAGTTGCTCACAAATAGAATCAAGGTCTTTTATATAAGCCCACCGTTCTATGTGTTTATCAAAATATGTTGGGGATTGTAAACGGCTTTCTACCCAACTTTTATCTCGAACCAACTTATAAGAATTATGGTCTTTCCATTTAAAGATATAGCTATCTTTTCCGTTAGGAATTTCCGTGGCTGTATGCCAAATCTTTATTGTTTCCATATTTCCATTTAATTTTAAATTAGTCTCGGAATAAGGATTCGAACCTATATTCACACCGTGCATTTACAGGCTGCTCACACGATTAACTATTCTAACATTTTAACATTTATGGCTGTCAATCCTACAACGGAAAACTTTGCAACCTACCGTCCCGTGACGGATGAATTATTCCGAGTTATAAAATGCCCTACCGCCGTAGGGCTTACGAACTAAAAACTTTATTTTATACCAATTATAGAAGAACGTCTCACGACGTGACAGAAAAAACAAATTGTTTTACAATATATGATTGTCTAAAAAATCCACCATAGCCAAATTCTGTGAAAGAATCATTGGCTGGTCGAGCGTTGCCGACTTGTACATGTCCGTAGCGGCATTGTAGAAATCCCACGCTGTCACCTTGCCTTTGCTATTATATGCAAGCATCATCTTTTCTGTTATGCGCCCTATTTGTGCTTGGTTGAGCGGTATAGTGTTGTTGTTGCGTATGCATTTGTGCTTTGTCTCCGAAGCTACGCGTAATGATGTAAGCATACCTATGATTGTGAACATTTCTTGTGCGCTAATCTCGCGACGTTTCATTTTCTCAATTCGTTCATCGTCGCTTTCTGCGATACCTCGCAGATTATCGAGCCAACTCGCCACCTTATCAAGCATTTCGCTAATGGAAATGCCGGGAGTCTTACCATCTTTATACGTAGCAGCATATTGCTCACGGTTGAGCATTGTCTGATTATGACATATCACCACATTGCGTCCGATACCAACTTGCAAACCTTTCTGATGATACGAGATAGCAAGATTTGTTGTTATGGCATCATCACCCTCACCTTTATCAAGGTCGTATAAGCGAATATTGCAATACACGCGTCGTAAGATATGTGCTTCTATGGCACGTTCTCCAAACTTTTCTTCCTTCTGTGGAAGACGACTCACACCAGGCGCTCTTCGGTCTTTGTTGTTGGCAGCGAACAAATCCCATATCTCGGCACGATAGCCACGTTCGGCGCACATCTCCTGTATCTGCTGTATGAGCTGAAAATGATAAATGCCCAGCAACGGATTTCCGTTGTAGTCGTTTTCTTTCTCCGTGCGTGCGAGCTGTTCAAGCGTCAGCGTCTGAACCTTGCTTATGTCGAAGTCAAGGAACTGACGGTCGTTACCACCTGCTACTCCAATCTCTGTTGTAGAATCAGCGACCAAGTTGTTAGATGTAGCTACATTCATTGTTGAATACATTGTTGTTTCCATTTTAATTTGTTGTTACGTTAAACTTGTTTATGATTAAAGTGTTTCCACGTTTTCTGTGTGAAAGAACTCCTCGTCCACTTGCGTGTACATTGGAAGCATTGTTTTGCCGTACAGCCACTTTGGCATGACACACTCATTTAAATCTTCCGACACGTTGCTTGGCTTCACGATGATTTTGTTTTCCGGAACCCAAACTTTCTGATTTTGTCCCTCTCCAAAAGAGAACATTTGCGCTTTTGGTGTTTTGATATCCATCATTGCCTTCGGGCAACGAAAACGCACCATTGTTGTTGTAATCTCCATTGTTGTATCTTTTGTTTTTGTTAATAAAATACCCACATAGCCACGTACATAACCGCTATGATTGCGCAAGAACACACTATAGTAATCTTGGCTTCTTTTACTTGTTCTTCATCCCAATTGTGGGGGTCCATGTAATCTGTCATATTCGTTTGTTTTGTAGCGAGACATTGTACCTCGCTGTGTTATTTCTCACAGATGATTGTCTCGCCGTTGTCCGTTACCTCAGAAAGGTATCCGGAAGAAATTCGATTAAAGAGCTTCATTGCAAACCCTTTGTTTGTTGTGTGACGAGCTTCGTCAGTCTGCTTGTTGTAAATGCAATAAATCATAACTGTATCTCCTTTTAAATTATTTATTAGTTTTCACGTCGCAAAATTAATATTTTATCTTCATATAGCAAAATGTTTCTTAGTTTATTTCTCTGTTTTAATAAATTTTAATATTAAAAACAGCCTCTATACTAATATTTATATTAATTTTGTGGCATCAAAAAAGGTTGACAATAAAAAAGAATGGATTTCCCAATCCAAAAGGAGCAGGGTTAAATATAACATATGCCTCTCATTGCACACATTGTCAACTTAGTGCAACGAGAGGCTATTTTTTTAACGTATGGTAAAAAAGTTAAGATACAGCATCGCAAACAGCCTTTTCAGAGACAAGCAATCTCTGAAAGCTATTGCGTTTGTACTTTTCTTTTATCATAAATACAGTCAAAACGTCCTGAAAAAATGGACATATAACAAATTGTCAAATATAACGGGCATACATGCGTACACAATAAAGAAACGCATTGCGACATTACATAGGCTCGGATATGTTGATTTCGAAGGATCGTCGCTTGTTTTTCGTTCAGTCGTTTCAAAGCACATCGAACGAAACATTAATATCACAGATATTTGTTATGACACACTTAAAGATGTAGAAAAATCATTATACGCCATTCTTTTGTGCATAATTCAATCCCGCAAGAACTTTTGTAGACGTACCATTCTACAGGCTCGCGAATCAAGACGCGCTGATGTTGTCAAAAAGGCTCGCACCATTAAAAGGAGGTATGGCTATGGGGAGACCTATTGCGAGAAGGGGTTATCGTACAAAAGAATTGCGCGAAAATATGGAGTTTCGTTAAAAACAGCATTTGAATATGTAAAATATGCGGTAGAAAAAGGCTTTGTTGCTTTACAGAACCACTTTTTTTCTACTTTTATGCATGGAGTGAACAGATATCCTGTTCCTGGTTTCAGATTCACTACTCGTAACTATGCTTATAACGTTGCAGCTAATACATACTCCATTACAAGTAATATATTCTCTTTAATGACTCCTCGTGCTTCACACGGGGCGCATAATGCATGGTTATATTAGATTATAAAAAGTGTAGACTATATGAAAAATTCAACAAAGCTCGAAAAAGTTAAGAAATGGCTTGATGAAAACGGCATCAAATGGAAAGCTCGTCGTCGTCATCGTAATGGACATAGCGACTGTTTCGTCATTGACACGAAGGTCTCCATTAAAATCGAGGGTGCAGATGATGATATTTTTTATCGCCGTCACAAGCGTGGCTATCATCCTGTGTTTATACGCAAAGCGGACACGCCAAAATTCGTTATTGAAAAGGTCGCAAACACCATACGCGACGCTATGATTAAACAGCAAGACTATTATTTAAAGCAGCAAAGAAGAAAGGAGGTTTTGAAAAATGAAAAAAGAAATAAGTAAAGAAGTTTATTGCGGTGAATGTCCATTTTTTAAAAACGAGGATATAGACGGATATGGTCATTGTAATATAGGCAAGAGAGAAGGACATTGTAGTGATTTGTGTCGATATTTTACGTATATCATGTCCAGAAAAGAAACGCTTCGTTTGTTACATTATTGCCAAAAATGGAGACGAGGTGCTAATATCACAATGCCACCACCAACATTGTTTGGATGGGCTATTGACAACGCTATGCGCATTATCCGTAATCTTAAATAAACAACAATGAAGCCAAGCAAAGCATTGATTAATAGGCTGCGTCAAGACCTTATGTCAAAGACAAGCGACGCAGAAAAAGCTGCGATACGCAACTGTGAGCTACTTGGGTACAAAGTCGTAAGGCAGCAGCCTGTGACGACAGGGCGCAAGCTATACTTCGCAGATATTTACATTCCGTCATTGAAGCTGATTATCGAGGTAGATGGTGGTTATCATTATGCAAATTCTCAAAAAAGAAAAGACAGCAACCGCTCGTCAGGTATTTGGCGCATGGGATATCACGTTGTAAGACTAAGCAACCACGATGCTCGCAACATAAACAAAGTAAAGGCGAAAATTGAACTCATAAAAAACAAACTCAATGAAAAATAGGAAGATAAGAAACAAAGACAACGTAAGGTCATTGCGTCCAGATCCTCGTCATTGGACACGGAAACAGCACAGCAATTCGTGGAAAGCAAAAGTAGCCTACGAAAGCGAAGAAACGGCGGCAGATTTTCTTGAGCAGAATCCTAAGCTGAAAGCATTAGGTTATAAAATATACCTTTGTCCTATCTGTTCAAAGTGGCATTGTGGACATTTGAAATAAACTATTATGGAAAGATTAAAATACACTATTGAGTTGGCTGACAATGGAGTGGTAGTGCGAGGCGACGATACATCGTTGGACGTTACCGAACAAAAAAGAAATGAAGACGCTCGTGCTTACGTTGACAGAGCATTGTCTAAAATTATGGTTATTGTGCGTGAAATGCTCTTGGATCCACAAGCGTATAATCTAAAAAACAAAGATGGATTCAAAATTAAAATAGAAGTATACTAAATGGAACAAATTAAAATTGAATTGTGCGGTGGCAAGATGCCTGAAAAAGCACACGCAACAGATGCAGCTTTTGACGTTTTTACAAGAGAAGATGTAGAACTTGTCCCTTATTTGCGAACGGCAATACCTCTCGGCTTTAAAATACAGCTACCGCCACACCTCGCTGCTGTGATACAACCACGAAGTGGAATGTCGTTGAAAGGCATGGCTTGCAAGGTGAGAACAGAAAATGGAAGCATTGATGCTCGAATAGATGCAGACGTGCTTGTCGGTCTTGTTGACTGTGGTTATACCGGTGAAGTGTGCGCTCTTTTACGTGTCGGTTGCGGTTCAACGCCTGAGCTGTGTAGTAGAGGTAATCATGGCTTTTTTATTCCTGCTGGCACGAAAATAGCTCAAATGCGCATTGTTCAAGTTCCCAGCGTGACGTTAGAAATAGGTACAATAGACAAAGACACCGAACGAGGCGAACACGGATTTAATTCTACTGGAACGAAATAAAAAGCGACAAACATGAACGAGATAAAAATATTTGAAAATCCTGCGTTCGGAAAGATTAGAACAGCAGGGACGAGTGAAGAGCCATTGTTTTGCTTGGCAGACATTTGCCGAGTATTAGGTCTAACAAATCCGTCTACTGTAAAATCACGACTTGACACAGCAGACGTGCAACTCATTGATTTACACGCCCTAAATATTGGAGAGGGTATAACGTCAGGCAATACAACGGCAACCTTTGTTACTGAAGGCGGATTTTATGATGTTGTACTTTATAGTAAAAGTGATAAAGTCAAACCTTTCCGTAAATGGGTAACATCAGAAGTTCTTCCCTCAATCCGCAAAACAGGAAAGTATGGACTGCCACAGACATTTGCCGAAGCTCTGCGCCTCGCGGCTGAACAACAAGAAAAAATTGAGCGACAGCAAAAGGCATTGCAAGAATCAGCGCATGAAATCGTTGTTTTAAGTGGCGCGGTCATGCAAATGCAGCCTAAGGTCACATTTGCCGATGCTATTGTTGGAAGCAAGGCAAGCTGTCTTGTTGGGGAACTTGCAAAAGTTCTTACACAGAATGGCATTACAATAGGTCAGAACAAGTTGTTTGAATGGTTGCGGAACAATGGCTATCTTGGCAAGAAAGGCGAACGGTACAATATCCCCAACCAACAATATGTCGAGCAAGGACTTTTCGAGATAAAGAAGGGTGTGCGTAGCGGAAATGATGGCGTTATGCATACAACAATCACAACAAAGGTGACTGGCAAGGGACAGTGCTATTTTATCAACAAATTCAAAAACACCTCTGCCGTAAAATAATACATATAATATAAATAAGCCGTACAAGGGCGGCTTGCAGGTGTGAATCCTGTTATTGATTTTACTTGTTTTTATTACAAAGCCGTGCCGCAAAAACTGCGAGGTTCGCAAATTGAGAGTGGTGTTTCTTTTTGTGGAAACTTTTTCAATGCATCATGTACTCAATCACTGGGGAACTTGCATGGCAAGACTAGTCTTGACAGAGCTAAAAAGAATCCCAAGAAAGGTATTGAATATATATCTATATAATAGACTGTTCGAGATGTATTAATACACAACATCTCGAACATTTTCAATTATTGCAAATAGCCATATTTTCTGTTTAATTCTGCCATTAAAGATTGACATTTATCCATTTGTTTTTTCGTTTCTTCATCACCATCAAACAAGCGTTTATAATTTTCTTTGTTATAACACATTTCATGTAGTCTCTTTTTTGTATTTAAGTACCACGTGCGTAGTTTTTTTAGTTTTTCCACATTTTCATAAAGTTCTTCTATTTCTTTTTCTGTAAAAAGAATATCATGTTCTGTGTCGAGAGCTTCTTTTATATGTTTTAATGCTCTAAGTTTTCTTTTATGAACATCATCAAAAAGCAATCCTACCCTTGGATTTTCTAAAATATTTGCCAACTGTATAACTTGATGATATTTTTTTTGTTTGTATAGATTTATAGAAAGTCTATTTTCACAAAATCCTGTATGATGCCCTTTAATGATAGCGAGCTTTGCTTCTTTATTGCATTTTTCTATGTCTCCTACTTTGTATAGAGCCACCATTAAATTACAATGCGCAAAATAATCATCTGGACATTCTGATAATATCCTTTCTCCTGTTAAAATAGCGTTATCGTATTCTTTATTTAAAACCATATTTCCTATCACACACGAAGTAGGCACGGAAGATTCGACAACAGGCTTTTCTTCTGTACATGAATTAAACACTGACGATGCATTTTCTGTTTTAATGACACTGCGTCGTTTCAAAAGACATTCAAGTATTTTAAAAAATTCCATAAGCAATAATTTTATGCTGCAAATGTAGTAAATTTTGTTTAATAGTAAATTATTAAAATGATTTTTATACAAATTTATATCAATATAAAATATATACTAAATATTAATATTTTTATTAGTTTTCTTGGTTTTTACGTCTATTTTTATTAATTTTGCAACGTTAAAAATAATAGAAAAATAAATTATAAGAAATATCTCAAGAAAAATTTTGTACATTACAGAAGAATTTATAATTTTGTGGCGTTCAAAATATAAATCAGTGGTTGAGTTCAGAGGCTCTTCCACATTGGGAGGGCATTTTTTATGCTCGACTTTCTTGGAAATACGACATAGGCGTATTGCCCCTTGCATACATTATAATGGTGTGTGCGTGCCTTTACCACTGATTTGGCATTGAACAAAGGGTAGCAGTACGCCCTTTATGTGTCTGCTAAGTTTTACGTTCAAAAAAAATCAGTGAAATGAACGAAATTAAAATTATCAACAAGTCAACATTGCTTGACAAGGAGATTGACGTTTGGGGTTCTGTTGAACACCCATTATTCCGGGCAAACGACTTAATGTCGTGGCTTGACATTAAAAATGTTACCTCTCTTATCGGTAGAGTTGACCAAGACGAAGTGCTTAAGTTAAACCTAAGCAGTCGCAGTGGCGAAACATGGTTTTTAACCGAGGATGGATTATACGAAGTTCTTATGTGTTCTCGCAAGCCCATCGCCAAACAATTCAGAAAAGGCGTAAAGAAAATCCTCCATGAAATCCGCATCAAAGGAGGTTACATCGCAACAAACGAAAACGATAGCGACGAGGATATTATGGCTCGCGCTTACGTTATCGCTCAGAGAACTCTTGCACGGCGTGAGGAACGCATCAAACAGCTTGAAACACAAACCGAACAGCAAGCAGAAACAATCAACTTGCAAAAGAAAGAATTGACCGTAGCAGCACCTAAAGCTGAATACTACGACAAAACACTTGCGTCTACAAGTTGCATGACAACAACGCAAGTAGCCGACGACTTGCACATTACGGCACGCACACTCAACGCAAAACTAAAGGATTTAGGCATAATTTACTCACAATCAGGACAATGGCACTTAAAGATGCCTTATAAAGGTTGGAACTTGGCAGGTACACGCACCTACAACTATCAGTCAAGCAATGGTGAGACATTAACAAGTACGACCCTTGTATGGAATCAGCGTGGCAAGCGATTTATCATTGCGCTTTACAACAATGACTTTAAAGTAAAGCGAGCTATTGCCGAATTAGCAGGAGACAACAAAAACAAGTAACACGAACCATTTAAATCAGAGTAAATCATGAACGACAATAAATCAACAAATAACAGCGAGGTAGTATTCACAGTGAGCAACACAACCTCGGACATGCTTTGTCTTCTCCGGGATTGCATGAAATTGCAAGAGCGGGCCATAAGCCTGTTTGAAGACAAAGAAGAAGGAGAAAACGTGATTAATGCAACAATTGCGACTGTTCGTGCGCTCCGTGACGCTATAGCTGTCAACATAGAGCAAAACATTGAAAACTTGGATAACGCTACGATATAAACAGGCTTGTAGAAGCTTGTAAATAATAAATTATTACGGGGGTACAACGCTTACAAATGCGCTGTACCCCGTTTTATTTTGCATATGTTGCAATATCTTTACGCCGATATAAACTTATATATCAGCATGTGAAAACGCCAAGCAGGCCAAAGAAAAACACGCTAAATCAAAATTGTTTACACAGCCTTTTTAATTTTCTTTACGCGCATTTGTTTATAATGTAATTTTGTTGTCAGATAAAAATATCCATTAACGTTTAAACAGAATTACACTATGGCAATAAAAGAAAAAGTGCTTGCTTCTTGCAAAACGTCATTCGCGAAGTACGGTTTGAAGAAGGATGAACTTTCAAAGCTGGTAGACCAGATTATCGCAGGTCGTGGCCTAACAGATGAGTCAACAGACGAGGACGTTACCAAAGCTATTACGGCAGTCGAACCTTATGTCGGCATGATGCAATCGTCATTTAACCGAGCAGTCAGTGAGATAGAAGCGAAGTACAAAGGATGGGTAAAACCGACAGACCCTCCAGTACCACCCACGCCTCCGACACCTCCGACTTCTCCAACGGACACACCGCTTACAATGGATGCTGTGGCGAAAATGATTGCCGCGTCAAAAGAAGAGCAGCAGAAAGCTATTTCAGAAGCCGTTGCTGCCGCTCTCGCACCTTACAAAGAACGAGAGGAAAAGACAAGATTGTCAACCTTGCTGCAAGGCAACGAAAAGCTAAAGGATGTTCCAGAAGTATTCCGCTCACGTTACACGCTCGACAAAGAGGAAAACCTTGACAATGTCGTTGAGCAGATTATAAACGATTACACCGCACTGAAGCAGTCTTTGGTTGCAAGCGGCACATTCGTTACAGCTCCGACAACAAGCACACCTCAGACCGAGCAGCAGGATTTTATCAAGCGCATGGAGGGTTTTGCCGAGCGCAATGCTCCTAAGCCCGATGGTGCTGCAAAGTAAATCAAAGTAAATTTTAAAATTAGTAAAGTATGGCTTATAAAGGAATGTACCTCAAAAAGCTTGTGCCTACCGACATCAAGGAAGGTTCTTGGTGGGAGGAGCAGTGCGTCGTAAGACAGGGCGGCTATGACCTTGACCAAAGCAATCTTCCAGCCGAACTCAAATGGCTACCCAAGGGCACTGTTGTCAAGCTCGGCACGGGTGGTAAGGCTGTTGCTGTAAAGACGGCAAAGGTTACGGAAAAAGCGGATGCTGCTGCCAAGACAGTAAAACTCGCACCTGGTTCTCTCTTTAAAGAGGGTGACACCATTGGCGGTAAGAAAATCTCTTCTATCACAAGAAGCACGACACTCGACACTGTAACGCTTTCAGCAGGACTCGAAGCTGCAATCAATGCAAACGATATTGTTACTGACTACAACAAGGATTCGGACGTGCTCCTTGGCTTTACCTACGCAACAAAGGAGCTTGACAAGGACGCTTCGCAACAGGTTGAGCCTACACTCCGAGTTATGGAGGTCGAGGAAGCATCACTACCCTATCCTGTCAACGCAGACATCAAGGCTGGTTTGAACGCCAATGGTATCGCATTGTTTAAGATTCAGTAACAAGCAGGTATTATTAATAGGATAACAATAACAAAAAATATAGAAAAGGTATGAATAGTATTCTCAAACAGCTATTAGACCCGAAGTCTTTTCAGACCTATATTGACGAGAACATGAAGACCTCGACATACAAGGCTTTGTGGAAAAACGAGATTAAGCAGGTGGACTATTGCGCAGCTAAGGTTTATCAGGCTAATCTTGCGGAGTACACTGCTGCTATGGTCGGTTCTGTTATCGCCAAAAATGCTGCGAAACCGGTACACCACATGCCAGACTTCGGTCAGTTGACAGGTTCTGTCGGTCGCTATGGTGACGAGTGGGAGCTTGACAACGAATATCTCGACCAGATGCAACAGCTCGAAGGTCGTTACCGTGATATGACTGGACGTAACTACACACAGGCACAGCTCAATGCTCAGTACGATAAGCTTATCAAATATTCTTTCCGTCCGTACGAACGTGCCGTCATTGCACCACACAAGCGTCTTGACATGCTTTATTATGAGGGACTTTACACGGGCAAGCAGACAGTCTCTCGCGCTAACAACGCAAAAGCGAATGTGTCTTACACCTTTGACCTCGGCATTAAGCAGCTAACCGTTTCTACGAATTGGGGAGACGAAAATGCAACTCCAATTGCTGACATCAAGATGCTCAAGGACGAGGCGAAGAAGAAGGGTCGCAAGATTCAGAAGCTCCGTATGTCCGAAAACACATTCTTTAAAATGTGCAAGGCAAAGGAAATCAAGGACACGTTCAAGCTTAACCTCGGTACTGTACAGTTAAATCCTGCTGTGCCGATGCTTACGGTAGACCAGATAAACACTTATCTGCGTTCCGTTCTGCTGCCTGCAATACAGATTGATGAAGACCAGTTTGTAACCCTCGCCGACGGATCTACCGTCAACCTTATCGTTGATGACCGAGTAATCGCACAGTGCGCTGACAATGTTGCCGTGATGAAGATTTCAGACCCATTGGAGTTGGCAGATCCTATTCCGCAGGTTTCTTATTCTTTGCATGACGATAATCTTGTGGGCTATTGGCGTGACAAGACTGGCTATCATGTCAACTATGATATGTGGGCACAGCCTGTATTCAACGGTTTGAATGACCTCTATATTCTCAAGACTACCAAGTAAAGGTGGTCTTGGGAAGCTCTAAATGTAGTAAGTTGTAACATTAAGACAAGGACAGCATGACAATCTCAGAAGCTATCGCAAGCGAAATTCAGCCCTTCTCTACTTCTGATGAAGCAATAGAGAAGATGTTTATCGACGCAGTTGATAAATACACCATCACAGCAAGTGTTGATGATGCATATTCTGTGTCTGTAAAAAAGCCCGTAGCCTATGCTGCAATGCGTATACTTTACAAGATGCGTGTGCTTTCAAGTGAGAATGTGGGTGGCATATCACAAGGCTACAAAGCTAAGAATAGCTTGATTGACGATATGATTAAGTCTATCGCCAAGGATGCCGGATTGGATGCTGACCTTGTGCTTAATAGCGATTCGGATGATTATTGGTTGAGAAGTCCAAAAGTGTGGTAAGGAGGGGAAAGCATGAATTTTGAGGACAAGATGCAAATTCAGCTTAAAATCTATAATGTTGGGTATGTACAAATAGGTGAACAATTCTACGATGTGGACGATAATGGTAATCCAAATTTTGACATGCTCAACGAGAATGCTGGCAGCGGCTATGACGAGGATGGAAATCCTATTGAGGCAGCTGCAACGCGTTTTTATGATTTTGGCAAGTGTATTATACTCCCAAACACAAGCGCAAGGTTGATAACATTGGCAGATGGTTCGCAATATGCTTATTCGTATGAGGTGATAACTCCTCTGTCAAAGGCAAAATACAAGATGCTGCCTCGCGAAGGCGATAAGGTATTCATAACCAAGAAAGACGGTACTATCAACAAAGAATTGGAAGTAAAAGGATTTGTGACATTCAAACGTCGCTATCTTAAATTATGGTTGTAAAACTTATATGCAAAACGTATGATGTTAGGGGATGACGCTGTAAGTGCGATGTACAGGCTTTTAAGGAAGGAGAGCAAAAATATCGGCATAAATGAGCTTGGGATTTTTAAATACGAAATTCCCAAAAAATCAAGCTTAAACGAATATGTCGTTATTAACCATCTGCCTTTTGTTCAGCAAGATACAATAAACGAAGGCGTTGTAAATGTAAATATACACGTTAAGAGAACAGCCAGTGACGAACCAAACACACGAAGATTAAAGACCATAGCAAAGAACATCCTCGTATTTTTTAAAGATAACACATATCTTGATGGCGCGTATTTTGAATTTTATTCTGATTCGCGACCTACACCCGATAACGATAACACTTATTACATTAATTTAAAATTCAACGTAACGTATAACAATTTAAAAGACTAAGATATGGCAAAAAATGGAAAAAACGGTGTGTATGGCATAGACGAATTTGCCATTGCCGATCCTGCGGCAAATGGTGCTTATCCTACCAGTTTCCCGTTTAAGTTCAAAGCTATCGTTTCCGGTTCGTTGACGTTTAATGACAGCGCACCATCCACCAATGACGTGGAGGTTGAGGATTCGGAAGACCCATATGCAGTGCTTCCTTCGTCAGCGGCAACAAAAGGCTTTACTGCACAGACTTACGACTTGTCACCTGAGGTATTCAAAGCGATTCTTGGCTATACTTCCACCGACAATAAATGGAATAACGAGCAACCAACTGAGACAGAATGTTACAAAGCTGTACAAATCAAAACCAAGGTGCTCGACGATATTCCGGCAAAGGTGTTTCAGTGGTCAAAGATGAAGCTTACCGTCACTCGCTCAGGTTCTATCGGCAAGACAGGATTGCCCAACCTTAATATTGAGTTCCGTCAGATGGCTGTGTTTGACGCAGAAGGCAACAAGGTTAGTGGACATCGTTGGGCAATGCTCGAAGACGTTAAAACCGAAATAGACAAAGAAACCGGTGACGTTTAATGATACGGATTTCTTTATTTAATACAAGCGGTGAGGTAAGGGCATAACCCAAGCCGCACCGCTTTAATTTTTATAGCTATGAAAACAGCAGACAAAAAACGTACGGCAGAAACCTTAAAGGAAAAGCCTGTAAAAATAAAAGTTGGTTGGCTTAGTTTTAAAATAAAGCCTCTTACACTTATGCAGATATATGAAATGTCGGTTTTTGCTAACGATATAAAGAAGCCCTCGTGGAAAGATAACGACAAGGTAAATATCATTGGTGAAATTATTGCACATGGCAACGATGCACGTCTTATGTGCGAGGTTTTTATTGTGTGTGCTTTTCGCAAGGCTTGGAAACGACACCTGTTTGGACGTTATATACGTAAGCATCTTGACATCTATGCATTTAATGAACTTGTGAAATTTATTGGCCTGTCTTTTAACGCAAATTTTTTCTTAACCTCTATAACTTTCCTCACCCAAGCAATAGTGATGACGGAGCCACAAACGATTCCCCCTGGGCAGCAGTCGGAACAGTGATGAAATATTTCCGTATGAGTTACGAGGAGGTCGTATTTAATCGCTCATACTTAAACATTATGCTTCTTAATCGTTCTATTCCCACATGGGATAACGACAAAGGCAGCAATAGTGTTAACACTAACACAGTCAACACAACTAACCGTCAATCAATTAACAAGTCAGTACACGCCTCAGACTTTTTTATGGATATGATGGGATAATTTATATACAATATGGCAGCAGACGAAATACTTGGCATAAGTGGACAGTTGGATATTACTGACATTCAGCAGTCTTTTGATAAGTTGATAAATGACCTGAATTTACTTGGAGTAAAGACGGATGAAGTTAGCTCTAAGATGACTAAGGCATTGAATGAAATTGCTCAAAGTTCGGCTTCTGATAGCGATAAGACAAAGCAATCCGTGCAGACCTTAAAGCAGGGTATCGAAGAAATTAACAAATCACTTGCCGACACGCCCGAAGCATTAAAGAAACTTGCATCGGAGGCTCAGACTGCGGAAGCAACCATCGATAAGCTTAAAAAAAGATTATCAGAAACAACCGAAGGTTCTCAGAAATGGAATGAGATTAATGAGCAGTTAAAATCTCAGCAGAGCTTAGTAGAGAAACTTAACGACGAATATTTATCAATGTTGGGTACATTCGGCAGTACTCAGCAGTATGTTGGTACTCTCAATGCTGCTATTGATGCCCTGAATGCCGGTCGGTCTATATCAACGGCAGCAACTGGCGCAAATGCGACTGTTCACGCTGGAGCGGCAGCAGCCGTAGGTACTGAAAGCGTGGCACACGGTGCAAATGCAGAAAAGATAGGAGAAGAAACACAGGCTGTAAAAGACAGCACGCAAGCGTATCAAAAAGCAGCCGAAGCAAGCCAACAGCGAGCCGAAACAGCAAACGCCGAGGCAGCGGCACTTGACAAGCTGACGGAGCGTGTCTTGCAAGGCAAAATTAGCGAAAACGAATATATAAAAGCAAAGGAGAGCGCCGAAGAACGTTATCGTCAGTTAATGGACGAGCAGACGAATTTGCTTGAAAAGGAGAAAAAAGCAAGAGAAGAGGCATCTACTTTTAAGGTCGTTGACGGCAATATTGTCGATAGCAACAACGCTCTTAACGCACAGGCAGCGGATGCACTTTTAGAACGTGCTAACAAGCTGAAAAACGAAGCGAATGAAATTGCAAGCAGCTTGCAGCGACTTTCAGAGGCGTACACTTCTACAGCGCAAAAAGCAGAAGCTGAACAAAAGCGAGAAACTGAAAGCACAAACAAAACGCTTGATGCGATACGAGCCAAAGAAGACGAGCTAAAGAAACTCAACGAGCAGTTGGAGCAAATGGAGGCACACCATGCTAACGGTTGGGGAGGCGATTTTATTACATCAATGCGTAAGGGCGAAAATCCATTTGCAACCATTAAAGAGTATTTCGCAGAGAGTGACGCAATCAAGGAGAAGCAACAGCAAATTGCCGAAGTTACGGCAGAGTTGGGAAAATTACGCACAGCGTCTGAGGAAGTAAAAACATCCACAGCTGACATATGGAGTGGAATGTCAAAAGAAGACATTCACACAATCATACAGGAAGACATAAACCAACTGAAAATACTTAAAAGCGAGTATTCCGAAATTGTGCAGACTTATGGCAAGAACAGTGACAAAGCGGAAGAAAACAAGCGAAAGCAAGAGGAAATAACACGAGAAATAATACAAGGCAAGGATAAATTGCGCGAAATGGGTACGTCCTATGAAGATGTAGCCAAAACGGCAAAGAAGACTGCTGAAAACACAAAAAAAATTGGTGAAAATGCCCAAAAGTCAGGAAAGGATATAACTGGGTTATTTGGCAAGGCACAAGGCGTATTTTCCAATCTGAGTAATGGTAATTTTTCAGGTCTTTTAGGTATGGTCGGCAAGGCTGGCATATATGGTGCAGTCGCTGTCGCTATTGGCAAATCTGTGCAATGGCTATCGCAACAAGCAGAATCTTTGCGTGTTGCCATGGCGCCATTGAAGACGTATCTGGATGAAGGCACACTGGAGGAACTACGCCGTCAGTTTGTCGAAATTGAATACTCAAGTAGTCACAGTGCAGAAGAAATGGCAGCTGCTGGAACACGTTGGGTGAAATACTTTGAAGGCTTGCGAGACAATGCACATGCAATCTCTGAGGTTACCAAAAATTCAAACGATTTAGCAACCGTACTCGGCACTACTTCCGATAAAGCAGCCGAATATCAACTGAAAATCGCTGGAGCATATCATCAGTCGGCACTTGAAGCAACACACAACAACGCAATAATAATAAATGCGTCTAAACAATCAACGGCAACGTATGAAGAAATGGCTCAAACACTTGCGTCAACAGCTAATAGAGCACAAAACGCTGGCATTTCATTGAAAGAGCTTGCTGCTGCGGCGGCTTATGGTAAAAGAACATTTGGAAGTGCAAGTGAAGCGGCATCCTCTTATGTTATGATGATGACACGACTTTCTGCGCAATCAAAGAATGAATATAATCCAGCGGTCGTAGGTGCAACAAAGGCACTTTCTAATTTGGCAAAATCGCAAGAACTCAATGACACGTTAACATCCCTATTAGGAAAAAGGCAAGCATCACTCGCTAAAGTATTTGTGCAAAACGCCGCCGCTATAACAAAAATGAGAGACGGTTTAGACAATGAGGCGAGTGCAGCGGCAACCGTGGCAGCGGCAGAAGGCAAGATGGTAAACGTGGAAAAACGATTGCAAAATGCCAAAAAAGCACTGGCACATGAGGTAAATGCGAACTTAACCCCAGCATATGCCTCGTTTGTTGAATACTGTACATACTTTGCGAAAACAATAGGACAGGTTACGAATGCTATAAAAAAGGGTATAAAACCTGTTGTAGATTATATTGCAAGTAGTATAGCCTCACTGGACAAAAAATTAGGAAATAGTCGGTTTTCTGCATTGTTAGGAAAAGGTTTGAAGGGTATAAGTTATATCGCAAGCCCTTTGATGGCGATGACTACAGAAAACATGATGAATGATAAAAAACGAAAATCACGGCAAGAACATCTAAAGCAAATATATAATGAAGAATTAAAAAAAGCGGGCGAGCAATCGCCTGGCAAAGCTTACTTAAAGGCGGCAAAGAGAATCGCCAACAACGGCTTGATATCGAAAGAGGATAAAAAATACTTGCAGTCGTTAATGTCAGACACAAGAACGCTCGCCAATTCAAAGCCAACGGACCAAGGGCTTGCGATAGGTGAGCAAAATGCTATTAAGGACAAGAACGGACAAAACAAGCTAAAGCAATTGCAAGAACAGCAACGCAAATTCCGTGAAGAAGAGGCTAAACGAGAAGCAAAGGACCTTGCTGCAAGCGAAAAAACAAAATGGGACTTGTATGTGGCCGAAAAAGAAGCGGGCATTTCGCGACTTGAAAGCGCAAGTGAGAAAGAAGTGGCTCAACACAAACTCGATTACGAGAAACAGAAACACGCAATAGAGGAAGAGCAAAAGAGCCTTTTAAAAGCGAATATTGCAGCTGCTGAGCAAGCATATAACAAAAACCCCAAAAACAAGAATAGTGAGGGTTTCTATGCCAGTGGATTGGACAAAAAGGTAACACTCACAAGCGACCAGAAGGCACTTATTAACGCAAAATACGAAGCTTTGGAAGCACAGGAGAACGCTTACGATTTGGCACAATTAAAGAAGAAGACACAAAGCCTTTATGACTACTTGAAGGAATACGGCACCTTCAAGGAGCAACAGCTTGCAATCGCTAAAGAATATGATGAAAAGATAAGGGAGGCAGAAGCACAGGGTGACACCTACAAGGTAAAGACCTTGCAGGCGGAAAAAGCGAAGCAAGTCGGAACTGTTAAAGCTAACGAGATAGAAAGCAAAATTGACTATGCAAAGGTATTCGGCGAATTTGGCGTAATACTCGAAGACCAAATGACCGACATTTTGAAAACAATGAAGGATTTTTCAAAAACCGATACCTTCAAAGCAAAGCCACTCACAGAGCAAAAGGACTTTCTTTCCCGTATGAATGAGTTGTCCAATCAGTACGGCACAAGCAAATGGGAAGATATTAATTTCTCACAACTTGGCAAACTGATTGATGACTACAATCAGAAATTGGAGAAAAGAAATAAAGCAGAAGAAAAACTCAATGAGTCAAGTAAGAAGTTAGCAGAAGCACAAGAAGCCTATGAAAAGGCAATGAAGAGCGGCAATGAAATACAAATACTTGATGCAACTGGAAATCTCGATATTGCACAGAAAAAGAACGACAGCAACAGGCAAGCATTAGCAAATGCTGATGCCGACCTCGTCGGAGCACAAAGCAACGTTACCGACTCAGCACAGAAACTTAGCAGTACTTTGACCTCACTTGATGCACTTCTTCAGAATATGAAAAGCGGCTCAATTTCGAGTGTTTGGGACTCATTTGTGGATTTTGACAAAAAGGTTAATGGTGGTAAGGCGACACAGGCAGTTACGGACACTATAGGAAAACTGCTCGGCAAAGCATTTGAAGGTAAAACGGACTTGGTGTCCCAGATTATCGGAGCGGTTTTAAATTTGTTAGATGTAATTGCAGAACAAGGAATAGGCGGAATAGTTGGAGGATTAATTGACTCAGTGCTAAGTGCTGTAAATGGTTTGCTTGACAATATCTTGAGCGGAGACTTCCTTAAACAGATTGGAGGTTCACTTGTAAACGGAATAGGTGGTATTCTTGACACTATTACCGGTAGACTCGGATCTATTCTTTCCTTTGGTGCACTTTCTTCAAAGGGCATATCCTCATGGTTTACAAATTCAAATGCCGAGAAAGTTGAGAAAGCAATTAATAAACTATCAGACAGAAACGAGAGCTTGCAACAATCAATAGAGGACTTGAACGACACGATGAAAAATTCAAGTGGAGTAAAGTCAGTGGAAGCGTACAAAGAAGCTTATAAACTTCAAGAAGAGCAAAACGAGAATTACAAGAAGATAGCACAAGAGCAAGCTGGCTATCACGGTGCTCATCACTCTTGGAATTATTATTGGAAGGGTTTTTCAGATGACGAGATAGAACGAATAAAAAAGATTACAGGCAATAAGGAATTTAGCGGCAATCTATGGGACTTAACACCCGAGGAAATGAAGAAGCTTCGTGGTGGTGCGATTGACATCTGGGAAAAAATCAAAGACACTGGCAAGGGAGGTTATGGAGACAGACTTGCTAAAAAGTTGGATGATTATATCGACCAAGCCGATAAATTGCAAGACCTCACAGACCGCATAAACGAGAGCTTGACACAAATATCTTTTTCTTCCATGAGGGACGACTTTATCTCAAAGCTTATGGATATGCAAAGCACAGCAGAGGATTTTTCCGAAAACTTTGCTGAAATGATGCAAAAAGCGGTTCTACGATATGGTCTGGAAAACTTGATTAATACAGACCTTAAAGGATTGTATGAGAAATGGGGAAAGAAGATGCAAGAAGGACAGCTCTCAGAAGACGATATTAATAAATTTAAGGAAGAATATGACAAGATAGTTCAGAAAGGCATTGAAGAAAGAGATTATTGGGCACAGATTACGGGCTACGCCTCACAATCGCAGCAGACGGCAACAGCTAAGGGAATTGAAGCAATTACAGCAGACCAAGCAAGTAGTCTTGTTGGTATTGGTTATGCTATACAAAGTGCCGTTGAGCTGGGTAACGCAACACGTACACAAATAAGTGTTGACATAAGCGTTATGCGCAACTATGCGGAAACAGTGGCAACGAACATGTCCGAAATGAGAGATATTCAACATGAAGGACTTGGACAGTTGCAGCAGATAGTAAAAAACACTGCTCCTATAATCCTTATTCGCGAAGACATTGCAAGTATGTATAAAATTATGAAAGACAGGTATTAAC